ATGTCCGTGGACGTTCAGGAAATTCTCGTCTCTGAGAACAAGGCCCCCACTTCTTGCTTAAGTGACTATCCGCGGTACTCGCTGGTCAGTCTGCTCGCGCGAATTCCGCGATCGCTTGAGCTCGCAGTCGTTCATGTCCCTATTCCCGGCAACAACGCGCACGCCGAGGTACAAGGGCACAAAAGCGGCGCCAAGGCGAGGGCCCTTCAAAAGGCTGCCATCTGGGTCCACCAGGCTAGCTAGGTGGCCTGCTTTAGTACGTCCACTGCCCCGAACCCCGTTCGGGGGGGCGTGTAACGTTTTTGCCTCTGAACCACCCCGTCCTCCGACGGCGCGGTGCCGAGCGACTATTGCCCTTGAAGTGACAACCGCTTCTTCCCATCTGCGCATTCGGCCATGTGTCCGGCCGGCGTACCCCTCAGGCCGCCGGACCGATTCGTTAGCAGCCATCGGCCGGCCAATTCTATGGATGGCAAATGAAGCATTTTCTGACTCGAGTCGAACTCTACGGATCCCCCTCCGGCGCGGACTACACCAATCTCCACAACGAGATGACTGCCCGGAATTTCCGGAAGACCGTCGTCGGCGACAATGGCAAGACCTACCAGCTTCCGAGCGCCGAATACGCATCTCATTCCACCACGCTGGACGTGGACGGCGTCAGGGACCTCGCGATCGCGGCCTGCCGCGCCGTTGGGTACGTTCCGTGGCCGGGTACGACCGGCAGCAAGGACTGTGCCGTGTTGACGGCCGACTGGAACCGTCTCAGCTGGAATGGCCTGAAATAGCTACTTCACGATCTTGAGTTTCCGCGGCGCCGGCCGCTGCGCCATGGCCTGGCTGACGGCGTCGCGCACCTCGCTCGACGCGAGCTTGATGTAGAGCGCCGTGGTCGCCGGATCTTGGTGGCGCGCGGCGTCCTGGGCGGCCGAGGGCTGGACCTTGGCGACCTCCGTGATGAAGCGCGCGCGCACGTCGTGGAACCGATGCGGGTTCTCGACGCCGGCGCGCTCGGCGGCGCGCTTCCACGAGCTGCGGACGCTCTTCAGCGGCACCCAGCACTCGCGCGGCACGTCCCGGCCGAGCATGAAGGCGCGGAAGTACTTCTTGCCCGGCCAGGCGACCAGGGTGCGCGTGCCGCGGGCGCGCGCCTGCGCCTCGAGCTCGAGCAGCAGCTCCGAGCCCGCCTCGCCGCCGAAGGCGAGCTCTTCGTTGCCGCTCTTGGTTTCGTTCGGGCGGAATCGCAGCCCGACCAGCTCGTTGTTCGTCGTCCGGTCGACATGCTGCAGGCCGACCCAGAACGCCTCGCCCTGGCGCAGGCCGAACAGCCGGCTGAGCTCGGCCGCCTCTCGCGTCCATTGCGGCGCCTCGGCCTGCCGCGCCGCGAGCTCCTCGTCGCCGATCGGCCGCGGGATGCGCTTCGGCACCGGCAGCAGCTTGATCTCCGGCTCGGCATCCAGGACGAACTCGCGCGTCACCGGATCGCGGGTCTTGGTGGCGATCGTGAACAGCGCCTTCAGCGCCACCAGGTGCTTGTTGACCTGGCGCGGCGCCAGCTTCCGGCCGCTGTCCTTCCAGAATCGCGCGGCGTTCGGCGCGTCCCGCTTGCGCTTCGGGCCGCCGGTCCAGATCTGGATCGTCCGCGTCGTGAGGTGCCGGCGATACGCCTGGTTGTCCTCGTCGGTCACGTCGACGAAGGCCTTGTGGCCGCCGGCATAGTCGTGCCCGTCGGGATCGCGGAAGGCGCGGATCTCGCGGATGTAGGAGAGCTGGTTGTCGTAGTCGCTGGGCGCGTCGGTCTGCTTGCGCGCGAGGTAGAGGATCGCCGCCTGGTTGAGCGTGTAGGCGTCGCGCCGCAGGCCGCTCTTGGCCAGGCTCTGCGCCTGGCGCGCCGCCTGGCGCCGGTCCGCCTGGACGTCGAGCGCGGCCCGCTTGGTCGCCGCCGGCACGCCCTGGGCGTCGACGCAATCGCCCTGGTAGCGCTGCTTGCGTAAGAAGAAGGAGTAGACCCACGGCTTGCCGGGGCGGCGCTTATCCTGGAAGACGGTCATGCGGCCTGAGCCTGCGTCAGGCGCCAAGCGCTTTCAAGGCGGCATCCGCCTCGAGGTCGGCCGCCTGGGCGCGCCGGCGGGGCGTCCGCTTCGGCGCCAGCGTCTCGGCCGTGCCGCCGATCGCGTGCCGCGCCTCCCAGGCCTCGATCGACCACAGCTTGACCCGAACGCCGTTCGGGCGATCGGTCTTGCCGATCCGGTGGCCGGCGAGCAGCGCCTTCGCCAGCAGCGCGCGCACCGTGGTCGGGTCGCAGCCCAGGCGCGCGGCCGCGTCCGCCACGGTCACCGAGCGCTCGTCGCGTATCTCTGTGGCGGCGCGCACGTTCATTTCGAGCAGATGATCCACTGGACATTCGTTGCGCCCGACCGCATGTCGGGCGCGACGCCCAGGAGAAAACGTATGAACCGACCGATGCAAAGCCAACTCGTGCAGATCGTTGCCAACGGCGGCGGCCTCCGGATCAAGTCGGGAGGCATGACCGTCGAGCAGCTCGTGCAGCTCGCCGCCCATGCCAAGGGCCGCGCCTCGCTGACAATCGTCGTCGACGGCGCTCTGTTGCAGGAGCAGCTCGTCCAGATCGCGGCGAACGGCGGAGGAGCGGTCGTCTTCGACTTCGCCAGCTGACCGCGTTCGCTCATGCGCGCGCCGGCGCCGGTGGATAGGACTCACCGGCCTCCCGAAGCCGCTGGCCGAAGATCTCGAGCTCGGTGTCGATCTCGCCCACGAAAGTCGCGAAGGCGCCAAGGTCGCCGGCGCGAACGTACTGTTCGGTGAAAAAGCAGAGCACGCCGGCGACGAAGGCGCCATAGAGCGCGACGCGATTCTCCTCGGTGATGTCCGGGTCGACGACCTTGCGCTCGAAGTCGAGGAACATCCTCTCGATATGGTTGGTCGTCATGTCAGCCCTTCTCCTTCGCCAGCCATTGAGAAGCGGCCTTCATCGTCCTGTCTCGTGTGCGCCGTTGGCAGCTTGGCAAAGGCGCGAATGACGGCCTCGGCCTGCGCCTTGGCATCGTCGAGCGCATTGTGATGCACGCCTTTGGCGCGATCCGGCCGCTCTCCCGTCACGGCAAAAAGGGTGCGCGTGCAACGCGCGTCCCAGTATTTCCACGGCACGGCGACATGGGCCGCGCGGAACGCACACGACAACAACGGCTCGTCGAAGTTCGCGCCGTGTCCCCAGATGAACGTGCCGCCCTGCCGACGAAACCAGGTAGCGAACCAGCCGAGCACCGTGGCAAGCGGTTCCGCATCCGCACGGGTCAACTCGGCGCGTGCGGCGTCGGATTGCCGGAGCCACCACAGGAGCGTGTCCGGCTCGATCGTGAGGCCGGCGCGCTGGCACGAAGCGAGATCGATGACGCGATAGAATTCCTCGCCCAGCCTTCCGGCCACCGGATCGAAAGCCACCGCTCCGATGCTGACGATCGCGCTCCCGGGCACGGCGCCCATCGTCTCCAGGTCGACCATGATGTGCGGATGCGGTGCTGGCCGCGGGCTGGCCGAGATCGAAAGATTATCCATGCCGGGAGTCATATCAGCCCCTTCTCCTTCGCCAGCCATTCCGGCACCACGAGGGTGCTGGTCCGGCCGTCGGTGTCGGGCACGAGTTCGCCCTGGGACTTCGGGATCCACGCCTCGCGGGCGCCGTCGAAGACCAGCCACGCGCCGCTCGTCTCGCGCCGCAGCTCGACGCTGAGCGTCACCCGGCCGCTGTCCTCGCTTTCGTCGTCGTCGGGATACTCGAAGGTGCGCATGTCAGGCCTCAGTCGATGAAGAAGCGGAGATCGAAGGCACGTGGGCCGGTCATCGGCTCGTGCTGCGCCTCGCGGAGTTCCTGCTCGAAGGCGCTGTTGTCGTCGGCCTTGTGCACGGCGATGCGGGGGACCAGGACCTGGCACTCGACGCCGCCCTCGGTCACGCCTTTCCAGACGCGGGCCTGCAGCCGGCCGCCGTTCCCGGTCTCGATCGCGACCATCTGTGTCGTGCTTTCCATCGTGATCTTCATTGGCAATTCCTTCCTTGTCCGTTCTGAATCGGGTGTGAGTGCTCGGCTCCGCCGATCGCTCACACCCTCATGGCCATGATGATCTGCAGGCGGCCGGCGTCGGCGGGATCGGTGAAGGCGATCGGCGCGCCGGCGTCGGCGTAGCGCACCTTCACCGTCGTTCCGGCGAGCGCGCCGAGCGCGGCGGCGACATAGCGCGCGTTCATGCCGACCGGGATCTTGGTCGAGGTCTTGGCGTCGATCGCGTCGGCGGTCTCGCCGTGATCGGCCGAGCCGGCGCTGAGCTCTAGCGCGGTGCCGTCTGGACTGAACTTCACCGGCCGCGAGCGGTTCTTGCTGCCGTCGTCGAAGATGCCGACCCGCTTCACGGCGCGCAGCAGATCCTCGCGCGGCGCGTCGAAGCCCTCCGCTATCGAGGCCGCCGGGATCACGCGCTCGTAGTCGGGGAAGGTGCCGTCGACCAGCCGGGTCGAGAGAACGACGTCGCCGGCGCGCGCCTTGAGCAGTGTCGCGGCGATCTCGAGATCGAGCGTGCCGGCCTCGGCGGCCAGGAGCGTCAGCTCCTCGACGATGCCGCGCGGCACGATCGCGCCGGGGAAGTCCGGCAGGTCGGCCTCGACGGCCAGCACGGTGCGCGCCAGCGTGTGGCCGTTGGTCGCCACGGCGACGAGCTCGCGCGGGCCGCGGCGGTGCAGGTAGATGCCGTTGAGATAGAACCGCGTCTCCTCGTCGCTCTGCGCGTGCGCCACCGAGCGCAGCAGCTCCGCGAAGGCCTTGCCCTCGATCGACACGAGCTGCGGGTCCTGGATCGCGGTGAAGGTCGGGAAATCCGCCTCCGGCAGCACGTGCAGCGCGATGCGGGCGCGGCCGCCGCGCACGGTGAGCTTGCGCTCGGCCAGCGCGGCCTCGACCTGGGCGCCGTCGGGCAGGCTCTGCACGAACTGCGTCAGCAGCCGCACGTCGACCGTGGTCGCGCCGGGCTTGTCGACCCCAGCCTCGACCTCGATCACGACCTCGCGGTCCATGTCGGTCGCCGTCATCGACAGATGGCCCTTGCGCGCCGCCAGCAGGACGTTGCCCAGGATGGGAACCGTGGTGCGCCGCGCGGCGATGCGCGCGGCGCGCTGCAGGGCCGCCAGCAGGACGGAGCGTTCGGCGACGAATTTCATGGCAGGATCTCCGGAGGGACATTGAGGCGGGCGCGCATGTCGTCTTTCGACAGCGGCCGGCGGTAGGGCTCGACCAGGCAGAGCGCGTGCTCGAAGCGGCCGACCGCGACATGAAGGGCCGCCTCGCGGTGGACCCAGCCGGTGAGCTCGTGATCGACGAACAGGAGGCTCTCGTTGTCGTCCTCGTCGTCGGGAGTACAGAGGCCGTCATCGGCGGCCCAGGCGTCGAGCAGCCGCGCGCTGTCGGCGGCGTCGTGCCGACGTAGCGCGCTCAGCAGATCGTCGAGCAGTGCCTCGTCGATATGGAGGTACGCCGGATCGTGCAGGGGGGGGGCTCACGCGTCGATCTCCACACGCGCGGCACGCCTCGCCCGCGTGAAATACCGCTCGATCTCGGCCGCCGTGAAATCCTGCAGGTCGCGCTCGGTGACGCAGCCGAACATGGTCAAGCGCTGCTCGATCGTGACGGTCAGGCGCTTCAGGGTGCGCGCCTCGCGATCGCGGGCGGCCGCGGCGCGCTCCTTCCGGGTGAGCGGCGCGGGTCGGTAACCGGCCAAAAAAACGTCGGCCGCGCGGGCATCGATGGCGCTCATGGACGTGCGTCCTCGATCTCGAGAGCCAGCTGGTCGCCGGCCGCCCGCCGCGCCTGGCGCGCGATCGTGAAGGGCAGCGTCGGCGCGCCGCTGCCCGTGCCGGAGACCGCCAGGAACCAGGCCAGCGCGGCGGGATGGGCAAAGCGCGCCAGCGGCTGGCCAAGCTCGTCGTAGGCCACAAGCGGAAGTGCGTCGCCGGCTTCGACGGACAGGAAGGCCGGCGCGCGCGGCGGCGTCGGAAAGGCCGACGAACGATCCGGGTGATCGACCGAGGTCAACCGTTCGAGGCGCGAGCGGGCCGCAGGCCCGCGAGCGCCGGGGCTCAGCATGTCGAACATGGCTAATCCCGTATCTCGAGGAGCGCGTCCAGCAGCGCCAGCAGCTCGCGCTTCACCGTGGCTTTCAGTTCGGCGAGGGCGAGGTCGAGGGCGAGGGCGAGGTCGAGGGCGAGGTCGAGGGCGAGGGCGAGGTCGAGGGCGAGGGCGAGGTCGAGGTCGAGGTCGAGGGCGAGGGCGAGGTCGAGGGCGAGGTCGAGGGCGAGGGCGAGGTCGAGGTCGAGGTCGAGGGCGAGGTCGAGGTCGAGGGCGAGGTCGAGGGCGAGGTCGAGGTCGAGGGCGAGGTCGAGGGCGAGGTCGAGGTCGAGGGCGAGGTCGAGGGCGAGGTCGAGGTCGAGGGCGCGGGCTTCCTGCACCGTGGCTCGCGCCGCTTGCGCGGCGCTCGCCACTGTCTCGTGACTGTCCTCACGGGTCAGCGCCCGCATCGTAGCGGCGTGTGCGGCCAGCCGTTCCTTGAACGCGGCGAGTTCCGGAACGGCGGCCAGCACGTCGATCGCGATCGGCAGGAGGATCGCGACCATGCGATAGAGCAGCTCGCGGCAGCGCTTCATCTCCACCTCGTCGGACGCCGTCGAGCCGACGATCTTCGGCAGGCGGTCGCGCAGCGCGTCGCGCATCGCCTGGTCGAACGTGTCGTTCATCCGCATGGTGAGCGTGCGGATCAGCGGCGAGACGCAGGCCGGCTGGTCCGAATGCGGCTCGCCGGCGAGCCAGGCGGCCGCTTCGTTGACGCAGAGGCCCTCGCCGCGCTCGTCGTGCGAGCCGACGGTCAGGGCGAGCCGGTCGATCAGCTCGGCGGGAAGCTGGGGCAGCGTGAAGTCGATGATGGTGTCGTCGGTCATGTCTCTCTCCGGTGTTGAAGGTCGATGAAAGATGAAGTCAGGCGGCGTGGCCGTCGGGTTGCTCGGCGGCGGACGGATCGAGGGCGGGGAGGCCGGCTGGCGCCTGCTCGACGGGCACGCCGAGAAACAGCAGGCGCAGCGCGCGCAGGCGCTCGTCGACGCCGGCCATCCGGCCGATCTGGCTGTGCGGCGCGTGGCCGGTCAGGGCGTCGATCATCGCGCTGGTCTCGGCGTGCAGGTCGGCGGTCGGCGTTCCCGACACGCCAGAGGCGCCGCCGCGGAAGATCTCGCGCGCCTCGTGCCAGCGGCGCTCGCCGTGGTTCTTGGCCGAGATCGCGAGACTGTAGAGGTTGACGCTCACCAGCTCGCGGCTGGTGCTGAAGCCGCGCGCCACCAGGATCAGCCCGGCCTCGTGCAGCGCCGCGGTGAGGGCGTCCCCGAACGCCGTTCGCCACTGGGCGAAGGTCTCGACGCTGCCGCTCGAGGCGCGCACCGCCGCCACCAGCGCGCCGTCGAGCTCGTCGGGCACGGAAAGCGTCTCGCCTGCCGGCGTGGTCACGGTGCGGCCGCTCATGGGTGTTTCTTCTTGGCGGCGGCTTTTTTCACGGTCGGGGTGACGACGATCGGCGCAGGCAGCGCGATCGCGGGCAGCGCGACACCCAGCGCCCGCGCGACCGCGACCATGACCGCCGGCTTGTCTTTCCAGCGCCACTTGTCCCAGGACGGAGGGCACGCGAGGGCGAGCTTGGACAGGGTCTCCTTCACGGCCGCGAGGGGAAGCTTCAGGATGGCGTTCCAGATGTCGAGCTTCTCCTTGTCGTCGGCCGCGATGCCGAGTTCGAGGTTCTTGAGACCGGCCGGCACGAGTTTCTTCAGATCGAGCGGCGCGATCCTGACGAAATCGTCGTCGGCGCATTCGAGCCAGAGCCGCCAGCGCAGCGCCATCTCGCTGCTCTTGCCCAGCGCGCTGGCGACCGACTTGTTGAACGCCTCGCGCTCCTTGCGGTGCGCCGGCTTCTCGTTCATCGGGCCGCCGCCGGTCGCCCGCGCCGGCGACGAGCGCCGCGCCGTCTCGCGCGTCTTCGCCGCCGCCGCGATCGCCGCCGCGCTGCAGACGCCCAGGGCCTTCCGGATCTCGCCGTTGGCGGCGATCCAGACGATTGCGGTGCATTTGTCCTTGGGCACCAGATATTTCGAGGGCGCGTCGCCGGCCCGGCTGCCCCTCACGACGCCGTGGTCGTGGCTGTAGACGTACTGGACATCCGCCCAGTGCCACTTCTTGGCCTCCTCGAGGTCGACCAGCTTCGCGGCCGGCCAGTCCTTCTTCACCTCCTCGAGCTTCTTCTCGGCCGCCGGGACCTGCAGCTTTTTGAAGGCGTCGATGTCGAGGAAGTACCGGCGCTTCTTGCCGTCCTCGATGAAGCCGCCGCCGTAGAGCGCGACGTCGAACTTCGCCGCCGACTCGGGGATGCAGCGGTCGAAAATCTCCTGCCGCAACCGGCCTTCGTCGCCGCGGCCGATCGCCCAGTCGGGGATGTCGTTCTGGATCGACTTCGGCAGCGGCGCCAGCGTGCGCGCCGCCTCGACCGAGATCTCGCCGTCGGCGAATTTCTTCTTGAGCGGCGTGCTGAGGCCGGTGGCGATCGCGATGCGCTGCGCCACGAAGCGGTCGGACTTGCCGATGGCGCGGCCGATCGCGGCGGCGCTCCACATCTTGGGGTCGAGCGCCTGCAGGGACGCGAAGGCCTCGGCCTCCTCGATCGGCGAGATGTCCTGGCGCTGCAGGTTCTCGATGATCTGGACGGCGCGCGCCTCGCCGTCGCTGTCGCGGCGCACGATGCAGAGCGCCTCGGTCGCCTTGTTGAGCTTCAGCGCCCGCAAGCGCCGCTCGCCGGCGATCAGCTCGTAATACGCGGGATGATGACCGTCCTTGTCGGCCGCGATCTCGCGCACCACGAGCGGCTGCAGCAGGCCCTGGATGGCGATCGAGGCGGCGAGATCGGCCAGCGCTTCCTTGTCGAAGGTCTGCCGCGGATTGTGCGGCGAGGGGCGGATCGCTTCGAGCGGGATCATGCGGACGCCGGCCGCTTCGATGACCGGTGCCGGCCGGAGGGGCGCCGGCGCGCGTTCGGCCGCCGGCTCCGCCCCGGTCAGCGCCTCGACCGAGCAGCCGAGCTGCGCCGCCAGCCGCACCGCCGACTCCATGTTGAGCGAGGCCTTGTCGCCGCGGCAGATCTTGCCCAGGTCGCCCTCGTCGATCCCGGCGCGGCGCGCCAGTTCGCGGCGGCTGACGTCGGGATGCGCCGTCATCCAGTCCAGCACGACGCGCTGCAGCGGCGTCTTGATCGCATTCGGCGGCAGCGGATTGAGCTTGGTGCCGGGCGCATGCGCCGCGCCGGCGTCGCGTTCGATGAAATTCATCACCTGTCTCCTTCGGGAATCGCAAAGTGGGCGTGCAGAAATCCGGGCGACGCGGCGCGCGGCGCCGGCGCGTCGATCTCGAAGGCGGCGAGCGGCAGCGCCGCGACGCGCCGCTTCAGCGCGGCCATCGGCGTGCCGATGCGGTGGAGCTCGTGCAGCCGCGCCTCGCGATAGGCGCCGGTCGGTCGGCCCTGGCGGTCGAGCACCGCCACCAGCACGTCGCCCGACGGTCGCCGCGCCGCCAGGCGCACGTCGAGGCCGCCCAGGGTGAAGGGCCGGTCGTCAGTCACGCAGCAGCTCGGCGACGAAGGCCAGGACGGCGACCACGGCCGCGACGGTGATCAGCACGTCGCCCATCAGCCGCGCCCCAGCCGGGCGGCGCAGGCGATGGCGAGGCCGCCGGTGGTGCTCTCGACCGCGCCCAGCGTGTCGAACGCGCGGTCGAGACTGTCGGTGGCGAGCGCCGACGCGATGTCCTCGGCGGCGGCAGCGAAGCGCCGGCGCAGCTCGCGCAGCGCCTCGCGCTCGAGCGGCGTCAGGCGCCGCCGCGCGTCGGGCGCGACCCGAACGCCGTTCGGGTCGAGCGTGGCGGCGGGGGTAATGGCGGGGGCGGTGATCGTCTGCAGCAGGGCGTCGGGCATGGCGGCTCCGGTGTTGATGCAAGGGAATTTGCATCAGATACAAATTCTCGTCCAGCATAAAATTTGCGCTACATACAAAATTGTGGACGACGGGCCGGAAACCCCGGCGTCTTTCCCGTGGTGACAATGGGTTACGCGAGGTTCTATCCTCGACGTGTCATGCAACCGGCTGGGGAGACGGGAATGGTCGAGGCGATGGCGTTTTTCGGAACCGTGGGGGCCATGTGGAGCCTCATCATGTATCTCGTGACGATGATCGGGGCGGCCGTGATCGCGAGCGCCAAGGGCCGCTCGGGCTTCGGCTACTTCGTCCTCGCGTTCCTGTTTCCCTTCGTCGGACTGATCATCGCGGCGGGCATGCCGGTCTACACGCCACCGACTCGGGCCGTGGCGCCGACATGACGCGCGCGTTCGTGATGGCCGCCGTTGCCGTCCTGGTGACGGCGTCTGTGGCGCGGGCGGAGATGCCCGACTACGACGTCAAGAAGCACTGCCAGCGCGTCGCCTCCTTTACCGGGACGCCGTCGCAAAGCCTGCTGCAGTCCTGCTTCGAACTGGAACAGACGGCCTATGACCATCTCAAGCCGACATGGGAGTCGCTCCCGGCGGCGATGAAGAGCCATTGCGATCGGGTCGCGAAATTCGCCGGCGACGGATCGTTTAGCCTGCTCGAAAGCTGCATCGACCAGGAGCAGCAGGCCAAGAAGGGCAACGAGCAATTTCAGTTCAAGCGTTAGGTCCCGGCCCCCGAATCGCTTGCTGCGCGTACCGCCGGCGCCAGTCGAACATCAGAGCAGCGAGCGGTGGTGCTCGACGGCGACGCCGACGATGCGGCCGCCCTTTGAACTGGAGAGCGGCATCACCGGCCAGTCGGGATTGACCGGCACGAGTTCGATCATCGGCCGGCCGCGACCGTCGCGGCCCTTCTCGCGATAACGCTTGAAAGTGGCGGCGTTGTCCTCCTCCATCCTCGCCACGACGTAACGACCGGGCTGCGGCGCCACGTCGGGATCGACGATGATCACGTCGCCGTCGTGGAACTCGGGCTCCATCGACGGACCGTCGATCACGAGCGCGAAGGCGCGCGGTCCGACATGGCGGTTGACCGGAATCCAGCGCTCGGCGTCGCCTTTCTCGTAAGGATCCGCAACGTCGGTCCAGTGGCCGGCGGCAACCGAATCGATCAGCGGCACCGTGCGCACCTGGGGCCGCTCGTCGCGCTCCGCCGTGGTCGCGCTGCCGCCCCCGAGGAGCTGGGCGGCGGTGCTGCCGTAGATGCGGCCGAGCTGGGTCAGACGCGTGCGCGAGACATCGCTCTCGCCGCGCTCCAGTCGGCTGAGCTGACCGGGTGACAGCAGGACGCCGATCTTCGCCAGCTTGTCGGACGCCTGCTCCAGCGTCAGCCGCGCCTCTTTGCGGGCGTCTCGAAGACGAATGAGGGGTTTCATCCGGCTATATTTGCATTCGATGCAAATAAGACCACGGCGCGAAATACAAATCCGCTTGCATTGGAATTTGTATCTGATGCAAACTGTCGCTCGACCATGCCAAGCCTCACCGATTATCTCGCGACGCGAAAAGAAGCCCAGACGGACTTCTGCACGCGCGCCGGCCTCTCCGACGCCACCCTGTCGCGGGTGCTGCGCGGAAAGATTCCCCCCAGTCCCGACGTTGTGGAAAAGGTCCATCAGGCGACCGACGGCGAGGTGACCGCCAACGACCTGTTCGACGCCTGGCGCACCGCGCGGTCTTCCACCCCAGCGGCACCGGAGGCGGCATGAAGCAGGCGCGCACCATCGAGGCGATCGTGTCGGCGGAAGCCTTTGCCAATGCCCGGCGCGCGGCAGGCACGCTCGCCAATGCCTCGGGCCGCTCGCGTGCCGATGTCCTGAAGTCCGTCATGGCCGGAGAGGTGGTGGGCCTGCCGACCCATATCGCCCGGAATCTCAGCCCGTCTTTCCGGGCCGAGCTGCAGCGCGCCACGGCGCTGTCGATGTCGCTCCGGGTGCGGCGATGAACGATTTCATCTGGCGGCTCAACGAGTTCAAGCGCCGTCTCGCCGAAGCGGATGCCGAGCGTCGGCAGTCGCTCGATGCCGCCGCCCAGGCGCGCGAGGTGCCGGTGCTCGAGGTCCGCTTCGCGCCGCTGCCGGAGGAGGCGCGGCGATGAACAAGCGTCCCGCCTTCAACCCGTCGGCGCGGCGCGCCTACGATTCGCCCAAGAAGGCGATCGGCGAGTTGGTCGCCCAGCGCGGCGGCATCAAGAACGTCCAGGTGCTGCTGGGCTACAAGGCCGACACGCAGGTCTACGGCTTCACCAGCGACACGTCCGACGCCGAGATCAGCTTCGCCCAGGTGGCGGCGCTCACCGAGCCCGGCGCCACGGCCGCCGCCGAGTATCTGTCGCTGCGCGCCGGCGGCGTCTTCCTGCCGGTCGCGCCCGAGGCCGCCGACTGTCCGACCCTGTGCGCCGACGATGCGCGCCTGCACGGCGAGGAGACGGCCAGCGTCGTCGAGGCGCTGGCGCGCGGCTTCGAGGGCACGGCCGGCGCCGCCGCCCTCGCCAAGATCGACGCCTCGCTGCGCGCGCTCACCGGCCTGCGCGCCGCGGTCGTCGCCACGCTTTCAACCAACCGACCTCAATGAAGTAAGGAGCGGGGGCTCGATGACCAACCCAACGAACGAGACGATGACATTCGCGGTGCTGCGCGCCGCCAACGTCGCGCGCCTGCCGCGCTTCCGCAACAAGCACGGCGCGATGGCGCACAGCCAGCCGGACGGCAGCGACTGGTCGCCGGCGCAGTGGTTTCAGGCCACGCTTGGCGAGCTGGGAGAATTCGCCGCTGTCCGAGTGGCCTACGAAAAAGGTCAATTATCTCGCGCCGACCTCGAACACGAGGCGGCGAAGGAAATGGCCGACTTCGTCACCTATGCGGACATCCTCGGTCACCGGGTCTTGGATGACATCGAGGCCCACAAGCGTGATGAAATCGATACGGCTCAGGTGCTCATGCGCCTTGTCGCCGCCCTGGGCGTCTATGCAAATGCCGCCAAGAAACTCGATCGGGGCGATCTCACGCTTCTCGAATTCGACGAGGTTCGGGATGACGCGCTCGGCGATGCAGCGATGGCGCTGGCCTATCTACGCGGCGTCGCCACTCCCAGAGAACCCCACAAGGTCACCGTAGCTCATGCGAGCGGGATCGATATCGGGCAGGCCGTCGTCGAGAAGTTCAACGAGGTCAGCAAGCGCGTCGATGCCGGCGTGTTCATCGGCTTCGATGCGTTCGGCACGCCGGCCGTCGTCGTGAGGGAGCAGTGATGTTCTGGCGCCGCTTCCTGCACCGCTGGGCCGGCGGCCTGCCGACCCGTATCATCGAGCACGACGGCGAGCCGCTGTTCGAGCGCAGCGTGGTCTTCAGCGGATGCGTGCCGTTCGTCGGCCACTGCACGGTCTATCTGCACCACTATCTCCGGAGCGATCCCGATCGCGGCGTTCACGACCATCCGTGGGACTGGGCGGTGTCGATCCCGCTCGCCGCCGGATACACCGAGCAACGACTGGCCGGCGTCGGCCGCGGCCTCGCCATGCGTTTCGTGCGACGACAGCCTTTGCTGCCCTATCGGCTGACCGGCCGGGACTTTCACCGCGTGCTGCTGCCCGATCGGCGCACCAGCTGGTCGCTCTTCGTCACCGGGCCCAACGTCAAGGGCTGGGGCTTCCTGCGCGCCTTCGATCTCTCGTCCGGCTCCTATGCCCTGTTCAGCTTCACGCCGCATCTCGACGACAGCGGCAGCCACACCAAATGGTGGCGCACCGCCCCGCTCGGGCGAACGCTCGATCGAGCGGCGCCATGACCGATGTTTCACACGAAACACTTCCGCCGTCGGCGTGCAATCGGGGCGGAAAAGTCCTGCATCCTGAACGGGATGGCCGCCTGCGCAAGGGCACGCGCGCGCGTGAAACGATCCTGCGGGCGGCGCTGGCGTTCATCGCCGCCGGCAATTTCCGGCCGAGCGTGGTCGAGATCGCGCGGCGCGCCGGCGTGAGCCCGCGCCTGGTGCATCATCACTTCGCCTCGCAGGTCGATCTGTTCTGCCGCATCGCCCAGGAACATACCGAAGCCGTGCTGGCGGTGGCGCTGGGCGGCCCGACCGCGCCGGACACCGACACCGCCCGCGATCTCGCCTGGGCGATCATGGTCGGCACGCGGAGGCCGCGCTCGTGAGCGTCCAGGAGGACATCGCGCCGCGGCGCTACGAGCCGATTATCGTCACGACGATGCGGCGCTACTTCGCGCGCGGCGCCTCGGCCGGGCTGCTGAACCGGCTGGCCGGCGGCTTCGCCAACTTCCGCTATCTCAACGCGGCGTGGAATCTCGACGGGCGCGGCGAGGCGCTGCCGCGCGACTTCTTCGACCGGCCCGCGACGAACGACGGCTTCGACTTCCTGGGCGTGCGCCTGTCGACCGACGAGCGCCGCGTCGCCCTGATCCAGCTGGTCGCGGCCTATGCCAGGGCGCGGCAGGACCTGCCGACCGACACGCAGCTCGGCCGCTATTTCGGATGCTCCTCCTTCACGATCGAGGACGATCTCGACGAGCTGGTCTATCGCTTCCGCATCGCGCGCACGGCCGGCCGCCGCTTCGCGGTCGTGCCGCCGCGGCCCGACCGGTGGGCGATCGGGCCGGGGGGCGCGCGATGAAGACCGACTCGCTTTCCGTCTCCTACGATCGCGCCCACTGGGAGGCGCGCAAGGACAGGATCCGCGAACGCGTGTCGCTGCACGACGTGGTGAGCCGCAAGGTGGCGCTGAAGCGCGCCGGCGCGGCGCCCGAGTTCGCGGGCCTCTGCCCATTCCACACCGAGAAGACGCCGTCCTTCACGGTGAACACGAAGAAGGATTTCTACCACTGCTTCGGCTGCGGCGCGCACGGCGACCTGTTCCGGTTCGTGATGGAGACGCAGGGGCTCGACTTCCGGGGTGCGATCGAGCTGCTCGAGAGCGAGAACGGGCTGAAGCACTTCGAGCGCACGCCGTTGCCGGCCAAGGCGAAAGCGCCGCCGGTGCTGCAGGCGGAGGATCGCGACAAGCTCGAGGCGGTGCAGCGGATCTGGACGCAGACCGCCGCGCTCGTCGCCGGCGATCCGGTCGACCGCTACCTGCGCGGCCGCGGCCTGGTGCCGCCTTCGCTGTACGGCGTCGGCGAGGCGGCGGTGAACGCGGGCTGGCCGCCCGACCTGCGCTTCCATGGCGGCCTGTGGCATCCCGATGCGCGCGCCGCGCTGCCCGCCATGGTGGCGGCCTATCGCAACGCCGACGGGTTCCTGGTCGCGGTGCACCGGACCTGGCTGAAGGTGTCGGGGACAACGGTCGGCAAGGCCGGCACGCCGCGCGACAAGATGGCGCTCGGCGCGCGCAAGGGCGCGGTCGTGCGGCTGGCGCCGGTCGGCGCGCGGATGACCGGCGGCGAGGGCATCGAGACCAGCCTCAGCGCCATGCAGCTGTGGCGCCGGCCGGGCCTGGCCTTCGGCTCGGCCGACGCGATGGCGGCGGTCGTGCTGCCCTTCGCGATCGACGACTTCCTCTACGCCGCCGACTGGAACGCCAAGAACCGCACCGGCGAGAAGGCGGCGTTCAAGGGCAAGGCGCTGAACACGCTTGCGGGCCGCACGATCGCCGTGAAGGTGCCGAACCTGCGCGCGCGCGAAAAAGCCGACTTCAACGATTTACGCGAAAAGCTCGCCGCGCGCGCGGCGGCGTGGAGCGCTGCAGGGAGCGCCAGCGACCGAAGCGCGGGCGCCGCACCGTCCCGACCGGACATCGCTGCCGACCCCGAATCGGGAGACCCGAACGCCGTTCGGGACTCCCTTAGCCGTTCGGGCCCTCCCGTCCTCTCGCCCGGAGCCACGCCATGACCCTCAGCCGTCGCACCCTGCTCGCCGGATCGGCCGCCCTGTTCACCGCGCTGCCGCCGTCGCTCGGCCGAGGCGTCCACGCGCCGGCGGCCCCGACGGTTGTCGTCGGCCGGCCGGCGTGGTGGGGCTGGTCGTGGGACGAGGAGATCTGGCACGGGGTTTTCGATTCGCGGGAGGCGGCGCTGGCGGATGCGCTGGACAATGGCGTCGAGGGGGACGGATTCTCGACCGCCCTCTGCACCTACCGGGAACTCGGCCACCCCGATTATGCCGAGACGATCGTCGAATGGCTGTGCGGCGCGACCCGCGAGCCGGATCTCTCCCGCGTCCTTGCATCGGATTTCATGGGCGGCAACGAGGAACGGGATTTCGAGGGCGAAGTCGCCGAGGCCGTCGACGGCGCCGACTGGCCGCGGCTCGCCACCGTCTTCCTGCCGCTGGTCGAGGCCGCGATCGAGCGGGCCGGTCTCTTCGTGGCCGGGCCGCTCCGCCATGCCCTGGTCGACGACACCGCCGCGCTCGTCGCTCGTCTAGGCGACGACCGCGTCCTGGCCGAGGCGCTCGCGCGCGCCGCCGAGGCCTGGTCGGACGCCAACGGCCTGCTCGAGAGCTCGATCATGGTCGACCTGCACGCCGAAAGATCGCATCGAGCGCCCGATTCTCCGGACGCGCCCACATGAACGCGCCGATCCGAAAGGAAAGCTGCCACGGGTGCGTGTTCGCCGCTATGGCCGAGTCGAACATCGAATGCCGCCGCTATGCGCCGCGCGCGACCGTTGGCCCGGTCGACCCCGACGATAAAACGACCTGGGCGTGTTGGCCGGTCGTGCTCGAGGACGACTGGTGCGGCGAATGGGTGCAGCGATGAGTGCCGCCGTCAGCGCGCTCTACCGCGCACCGTCTTCTGCGAGAAAGCGAGCCCGGGCCGGCCGCGGCTTCTTCGACGCCGGCTGGCAGAAGGTCGAGATCGTCGGCGATCACGCGACGGGCGGCCTCGTGCTGCGCGAGACCGATCGCTTCTGGCCCGGCGTCTTTCTCGCCGAGCGCGACCAGGTGCGCCTCGCCGGCCCCGAATTCGAGCCGCGGAGGTCCGCGTGAGAGCCGTCGCGACGCAGGCCGGCGTGCGCCGGCGGTCGACCCTCTCCGAGAAGATGGCGATCTCGGCCGAAATCCGTGCCGAGGAAGAACGTCAGTACAAGGCGCGCTACGGCAAGCTGCTGCCCTTCGTCCAGGTGCTGATGCGCAAGGGCTACGTCGTCGACAAGCGGGGCGAAAGCATCCGCGTCGGCAACATGGTGAAGACGCCGGACCAGGTGAAGGCCATGGCCGAGCGCGAGCTCAGGCTCGATCCCAAGCTGGGCCACGTCGCGGCGCCGGTCCGCAGCGTGCGCACGGCGGCGAACGGACTGAAGGTCGGCGCGACGGTGACGATCGAGAAGAAGAAGCCGGCCGTCGCGCCGGTTGCCCGCGACGTTGCCGCGCGGCGCGAAAAGAAGCTGTCCGGCGCTGCGGCCGCGACGACGGCGAGGTCCAAGGAATATTCGACGACTCTCGGCACGCGACCGCTGGTCGTGTGGCTCGATCTCGGCCTTCTGATCGTCGACCGCAAGTACCAGCGTGACATCAACCAGCACGGCAACGCGCACATCAACAACATCCGCCGATCGTTCAACTGGAACTGCTACCAGCCGATCATCGTCGCGGAGCGGCCGGACGGGAAGTACGGCATCATTGACGGGCAGCACCGGTTCATGGCTGCCCTGACGCATCCGCTGATCAAGGAACTGCCCTGCTATGTGATCGATGCGCCGGACGTGGCGCAACAGGCCGAGGTCTTCGTCGCCGTCAACTCGGTGCGAAAATCGCTGACCAGCCAGCAGAAATTCTTCGCCGCCCTGGCGGCCGGCAAGCCGGGTGCGGTGGCGTTCTCGCGGATCTGCGCGGACGCCGGCATCACCATCCTGCGCGCCGCCCCCGGCAGAGTCCTTCCGCCGCGCTCCGTTCTGTCGCCGATCGTCTGCCAGAAATTGGTCGAGCGATGGGGGGGGCAACCGGTTCGCCGCGCGATCGAGCTGCTGGTCGCCGTCCATCCCGAGACGCCTGGTGCCTTTCGTGGCTCGACGATCGCGGCCCTGACCCGCATCGCCTGGAGCGACAGCGGCCCGATTTTCGCGAAGCTTGCGAAGATCATCGCCGGCGACGGCCTCGATCGCATCTACACCGATGCGTTCAAACTCGCGCGAAATGGCGGCGTCGGCAGCATGATCGCGGCCACCGAGAAGATCCTGCGCGACCGGGCAAAGGGCGAAGCGCCGTGAAGCTACTTTTCGCCCAACCACTGCGGCCACAGTCCACGCTTCTCTCGTCGCGCCTCGGCCTCGGCGTTCGAATAGGCAACGGCCTGGTCGACGCGATCGGCGTGCTTCCACAGGTAGAAGCCGTAGGCGAAACCGGCCTTCAGCGTCTCGAGCGTGATGTCCTTGCCGTTTCCGGTTGTGCAGCTCGCGACGACGCGGCAGTAGCGGTCCCACTCGATCGGCCGGCAGGCCGCCTTGTTCGACGCGGCCGCCAGCAGGTCGGCGACGAAGGCGCGGGCGCGCATGCCGGGCACGGTCTCGGCCTTGTCGCGGTCGCGCAGCTCGGGCGCGTTCATGCCCCAGACGCGGATCGGCGCGCGGTAGCCCACGCCGTTGTAGGTGTCGCCGTCGCCCACGAACAGCGTGCCGTCGAAGGCCGGCGGCAGCGCGCCGCACTCCTTCGGCGGCTCGGGCGTCTTCGCCGGCGCGGCGGTGGGGACGAGAAGGGCGAGGGCCGCTGTTGTCGCGACGGCGCGCGTCAGGCTGTTCATGACCGAAGTTTACGCCGCCGATCGCGGCGGCGCCGCGTCGGTCCCGCGGCAAACACGGGGTAGCGCGCAAAGTTTTGTAAAACGCCGTGGATAAAGATCGAGTGCGGGGAGCCGGTGAGCAACCAAGAACAAGACATCGACGAGGACGATTTCGCGCGCGATGCGATCGATCCGCAGCGCAGCGACGGAAAGTCCGGACCGCCCGACGGCTGGGAACGGCCGTCGTGGCGCGACTATGCGCGCGGCGAATGGTGGTATCGCTGGCGCGAGGACGCGCCGCACCGGCCCGACCCGCCGCCGGTTCTGATGTTGGGCCACGGCGCCGGCCTCTACTGGTTCGTCACCAAGGCGCGCGAGCTGCGCTCCTTCAGCGCCGGCCAGCTGCATGGCCGCGGCGGCCTCGCCGACCTTTTCGCCGGCGACGTGCGCTGGGCGGTGCGGCACTTCCCGTCGTTCGATCGCGAGGGCAATCCGACGAAGCGGCCGAACACGCCGACGCTGATGGAGGCGCTGATCTCGCGGTGCGTCGCCAAGGGCTACTACGACGGCACGCAGCCCTTCCGCTCGATCGGCACCTGGCGCGGGCCGGACGACGCGCCGGTCGTGCATGCCGGCGGCCGCATCTTCTTCGACGGCCACGTCTACCAGCCCGGCGAGCTGATCGGCGAGGCTCGCTACGTGCTGGGGCCCGACCGCACCGCGCCGGCGCATGTGCTGAAGGAACGTGGCCGCTTCGAGTGGCTGCCGGCCGACCAGGCGGCCTGCCACACCGTGATGGCCCATCTCGACGAATGGCACTGGGCCGAGCCCGAGGCGCGCGAGCTGTTCGCCGGCGGCCTGTGGTGCGACATGCTGGGCGATGCGCTGCGCTGGAAGACGCACAAGTTCGTGCGCGCCTCGAAGGGCTCCGGCAAGTCGACCTTGCTGCGATACATCTCGGCGCTGCTGGGCGGCGCGGCGCATCCGATTCAGCGCACCTATTCGAAGGCGCGTCTCGAGGAGCAGGGCGCACACACCGCGCTCGCCATCCTGCTCGAGGAAGCCGAGGGCGATCCCGGCCACGACGCCGATCGCATGAAGGCGATCTTCCAGCTGCTGCTGCTGCTCAGCGACGAGGGCGCTGTCGGCGGCCGCTTCAAGCGCGACATCGACCTGCACGGCCCGGTCACCATGGTGGCGACACTGACCGACGACTGGCGCGGCACGATCAAGACCCGCATCGTGCTGCTCGAACTGCGCGCGCTCAAGGATCACGTCGGCCACGATCTGATGCCGCTCGAGGCGATCGAGGCGATGGTCTCCCGCGCCCACGAGATCTCGGCCGGTCTGCGCGCGCGTGTGCTGTCGCTCAAGGCCGACGGCACGTTCGACAAGAACCTGGTGCTGGCGCGCGATCGCGTGATCGACCTCGGCGGCGATTCGAGGGATGGCGATACGCTCGGCCACATGATCGCCGGCTGGGCGACCATGGTGCTGGGCCGCGTCCTCGACGAGGACGAGATCGGCGCGCTCGCCCGCTTCGAGCCGTGGATCACGACGTTGCAGGACAGCGAGGATGGCGGCGACGATGCGACCGAGCTGCTGAACGTGCTGCTGGGCCTGCCGGCGCAGAACTGGCGCGGTGGCGACCAGCTCACGATCGGCCAGCTCGTGGCGCGCGCGCGCCTCACGGAAAACGCCGACATGAGGCGAGCGCTGCTGCCCTACGGGCTGCGGCTGGAGAAGATGCCGAACGAGACATGGGAGCAGGCGTGGCTCGCCGTCGCCAACAAGCATCCCGGCCTCGACCGGCTGTTCGCCGACTATCCGCAGTATCGCGGCGGCAAACGCGCGCAAATCCTGTCTGAACTGAAAGTCGGCGGCGAACTCGCGGCCAAGCCGTCGGTCCGGCCGCTGCGCTTCGCCGGGCCGCAAAGCCGCGCGCTGCTGATCGATCCGCGCCTGCTGCCCAGCCGCAAGGACGACGACGACGCGGCCGGTCCGGCGCCCGAGGTGGAGATTCCGCGATGATGTACCGGTCGAGTCCCGGCGGAGTCCCGCCTCCTGTACCGCCCCCGGACCCCCGGTTTGTCGGGGCGGAACGGATTTTCGGTACAGCGGTACGGTTCTCATGAAGGCCTCTCCATGCGCGCGTGCGCGCGTAGAGGGAAAGACTGTCGAAGGGCGTACCGCTGTACCGTTTCTCTATTTAAACGAGGAAAAATAATATGAATAAGCCGGTACAGGAGGCGGTACAGAGCCGGGACGAGGCGGTACAGGCGTCGAGGCCGGACTGGCAGCCGCGCACCGACGGGTTGAAGGCGATCCTCGTCAACGAACGCTCGACCGTGTTCGATCGGCCGGCCGTCGTGCCGCTGCAGGCGATCGAGCCGGCCTACGACGGCGCGTTCGGGCCGATGCCGACGGAGTGGACGCACGACCTGGTCCATTGCCGGCTCGTGCATGTCGATGCGCTGTGCCGCCGCCTGCCGCGCGTGAAGGTGCCGCCGCAATACCGCTCGTTCCTGGGTGCGCTACAGCCGGAAGACGCGGCCGTCGAGGGGCGCGTGCGGGCGCTGACGGTGGAGCAGGAACGGATGGTCGACTGGACACTGGCGCGGATCTACGCCTTCGGGCCGGTCGATCGCGCCGTGCTGATGGGCATGATGGCGGGGCGGTCGCTGCGCACGATCTCGAAGGTCACGCTGGCGATCGAGCTGCGCGGCGAGGCCGAAGGCGATCGCGGGCTTAAAAAGCCGAGCGTGGCCAAGCGTTACCGACGTAACGCGACGATCCTCGCCCAGTCGTGGAACATGCTGCGGGTACCGATCGACGACGGGACGTGCCGCTGCTGGAACACCTTCGCAAAAAAAGTTTAGAAGGCAGTAGACAGAGGAGACGATTTAGGGCTAGTTTTTCGATATGGTCGGAGTGATTGCGTCACACGGCCTTCCCAATACCTCTGGAAGCGAAAATATGCCGACCATTCGTGTGCATCACGATGTCGATCGGCTGATACGCAATCTCGACGAAGCGGCCGAAAAGCAAGTTCCGTTCGCGCTGGCCCGCTCCCTCACGGTGACGGCGCGCGATGCGCAGGTCGACGTGAAGGCCGACCTGCCGACAAAGTTCACGTTGCGCAACACCTGGACGGCGCGGGGGATTCGGATCACGCCGGCGCGCAAGGGCACGCCCGAAGCGGTGGTCGGCTCGCTCGAACCGTACATGGCGCGGCAGGAGACCGGCGGCAATCGCCGCCCGCGCTCGCATTCGAAGATCGCCGTTCCGGCCACCAAGCAGTCGCGGGTGATCCCTAAGAGCAAGCGGCCCGCTGCCCTAAAGGGCAAGCCACGTGTGTTCAAGATCGTCACGCGCTTCGGTGCCGGCATCGTGCAGCGCGAGGGGAAGAAGCGCTACCCGCTGAAGTTCCTGTATTGGCTCAAGCGCGGCGTGCGCGTGAAGCCGCGCTTCGGCTTCAAGGCCGAGGTGTCCGACACGGTGGAGAAGCGCTTCGGTCCGAACTTCGTCCAGGCCCTCAGCCAGGCGATGGGCCACTGGGGCTAGCCACGACCTGATCGGCACTCACGGGTCCTTCCACCGGGGTGTCCCAAAGCGGGTAACGCGCACCGTTTTGGTTTTCTAGTAAGCGGTTGAAAAATTTGATGAAACGGTGCGTTTCCTTTCTCGGGAAATGGAAACGCCCATGGAAACCCGCGTCGAAAGAGGGGGGGGTAAGCAGCGCGCCAACGCTGCGAACCGCGTGGGATTAGCACGCACGACCAAAAACCGGCCGGTAATCGGCCGTCCCGCCACCCGCGCTACGGGCGGCGGACGTTCGCACGGGTCGTGCCGCCTTGCCAAACCATCATGCCCGCTTCGAGCTCCGACCCACCGGAGCCCTCGAGAAGCCGCACCGCACCGCCCGGCGTCATCCGGCGCGCCAGATCGAGCGCCTGATGCGGTCGATCGACCGTTTCGGCTTCAACGCGCCGATCGTCGTCACCGCCGCCGGCGAGATTGTCGCCGGCGAGGCCCGATGGTCGGCCGCGCAGCAGCTCGGCCTCGCGACGGTGCCGGTCGTCATCGCCGATCACCTGACGCCGCGACAGGTCGAGGCCTATCGCATCGCCGACAACCGCCTGGCCGAGGACGCCGACTGGGACGAGGCGATCCTGGCCTCGATCTACCGCGACCTCGACCTCGAGCTGGCACCGGAAGACATCGAGGCGATCGGCTTGAGCGGCGTGGAGATCGACAAGCTGCTCGCCTTCGGTCTGCCCGATCCCGCGACCAACGAAGACACGACGCAAGCCCCGCAGCCGCCGCCGATCACCCGGCGCGGCGATCTCTGGGAAATGGGCCCGCATCGCCTGCTGTGCGGCGACTCGACCGATCGCGTCGATGTCGGCCGCCTGCTCGCCGGCGCCAGGCCGCACCTGATGGTCACCGATCCGCCCTACGGCGTCGAATACGACCCGTCGTTCCGCAACGAGATCATCAACCGAGGCAAGGAATCGACCCGCGTCGGCGAGGTCCTGAACGACGACCGCGCCGACTGGCGTGAGGCCTGGGAACTCTTCCCCGGCGATGCCGCCTATGTCTGGCACGCCGCGACGCGCGCCTACGAGGTAGAGGGCAGCCTGCGGGCTTGCGCCTTCGAGACGCGCGCCGTCATCGCCTGGGTCAAACCGAACTTCGCGATCGGCCGCGGCCACTATCACTGGCAGCACGAGCCGGCGCTGTACGTCGTGCGCAAGGGCGCGACCGGCCACTGGCAGGGCGCGCGCGACCAGTCGACCGTCTGGACGATCGACTCGAGCGGCCTCGAGAACCTGGCGACGGTGCACGGCACGCAAAAGCCGGTCGAATGCATGCGCCGGCCGATGATGAACAACAGCCGCCGCGGCGACGCGATCTACGAGCCGTTCGGCGGCTCGGGCTCGACGATCATCGCGGCCGAAACGGTCGGCCGTCGCGCCTTCGCCGTCGAACTGAGCGAGCTCTACTGCGACGTCATCGTGCGCCGCTGGCAAACCTTCACCGGCCGCACCGCGCGCCGCATCTGAGGACGGATATGGCCCTCATCGGCGTCACGGCCTGCGCCGCCGCCGTCGGCAAGTCGGCGGGCACGATCAGCAAGCACGCCAAGGCCGGCAAGATCCCGGTCGCCGACCGCGACGGCAACGGCGCGCCGCTGTTCGACGTCGACCAGGTGAGGCACGCCTACGAAAACGGCATCAATCCGCTGATGCGCCGCCACGGCGACGCCGTGCAGCCGGGCGACGCCGTCCCGGCGTTCGATCCGGAAGAGGGCGCCGCCCCCGAACGCCGTTCGGTTCCCGCCGCGCCGCGCGGCCTGAGCGGCCTGCAGCAGCAGGTCGTGACGGAAAAGCAGCTCAAGAACCGCCGCCTGGTCCGCCAGATCGGCGAGGACGAGGGCCGGCTCGTGCTCCGCGCCGTCGTCGACGACGAGCAGACCACGCTGGCGCGGCGCACCCGCGATTCGGTCACCGGCTTCATGGGCGACAAGGCCTCCGCCGCCTACGCCTTCGCCGGCACGCCGCGCACCGAAGCCGACTGGCGCGTCTGGCTGCTCGAGCGCACGCGCGAGGCCTTCAACCATTTTGCCGCCGCCCTCGATCTCGAGGACGACGACGAGTTCGGTGAACATGACGTCGACCGAGACCCTGGCGACTCTCAGCCCGACGCAATTCCGTAGGCTGCTGCCCGGCCTCGGCTCGGCGCGCCGCACCGTGCGCCGGGCCTGGGCACGCGGCCTGCGCCGCGATCCCGACATCCGGCCGAGCGAGTGGGCGCAGAAATACCGCGTCGTCGCCGAGGAGACCTCGCCGCATCCCGGCAAGTGGGACAACGGCCGCACGCCGTTCCTGGTCGAGATCATGGACCGGATGTCGCCGGCCGATCCCGCGCGCCGCGTCACGCTGATGAAGAGCGTGCAGGTCTCGGGCTCCGAGGGCATCACGAACATCCTGTGCTGGATCATCGACGCCGCACCGGGCCCGGTGCTGGTCGTGCATCCCACGATCGAGGCCGGCCGCGACTGGACGGTGGAGAAGCTCGAGCCGACCCTCGAATCGACCAAGCGCGTCGGCCGCAAGATCAGGAACGTCGTGGTGCGCGGCCGCGACGGCAGCACGCTGAAGCGCAAGCGCTTCCCCGGCGGCAGCATCGTCATCACCGGCGCCAACTCGGCCGCCGGCCTGCGCCAAAAGTCGATCCGCACCCTGATCTGCGACGACTTCGACGAGTTCCCGCTGTCGGTCGCGGGTCAGGGCGACCCGGCCGAGATGGCGCGGGCGCGCAAGACCTCGTTCGAGAAGAGCGGACAGGACAAGGAGCTCGACGTCTCGACGCCGACCGTGAAGTCGGTGTCGCGCATCGCCAAGCAGTACGAAGCCGGCACGCAGGGCCGCTGGCACGTGCCGTGTCCGCATTGCGGCACCGAACAGGTGCTGGAATTCGGCGGCAAGGACGTCGAGTGGGGCCTGAAGTTCAATCCGGAGGCACCGCACCGCGCGCACTACATCTGCCGCAGCGGATCCGGCTGCGTCATTGAGCACTGGCAGCTCGAGGGCATGAACGCGCGCGGCCGCTGGATCCACACGATGCCGTTCCCCGGCCGCGAGCCGAGCTACCATCTCAACTCGCTGGTCAGCCCGTTCACGACCTGGGACCATATCGCGGCGAAATGGATCGCCGCCCAGGGCGACCCCGACAAGCTCAAGACCTTCGTCAACCTGCAGCTCGGCGAGCCGTGGGACGAGGCGGCCGACCGGCCGAAGGTCGACCAGCTGATCGCGCGCCGCGAGACCTGGGACGCCGGCACGGTGCCGCCGTCGTCCGGCGGGACGGCCGTGCTGCTGATCACGCTCAGCGCCGACGTGCAGGGCGACGGCATCTGGTACCGCTTCATCGGCTGGGGCCGCGATCGCCAGAGCTGGGCGCTCGAGCACGGCTTCCTGGCCGGCGCGACCGGCACGGAGACAGGTGCTGCCTTCCGGCAGTTCGACGCGCTGATGAAGAAGAAGTTCCGCGACGAATACGGCAACGACCGCCCGGCCGACGCGACCGGCATCGACGCCAACTACGAGACCGAGGTCGTGGTCAATTTTTGCAAAACGCGGCTCAACTGCTACCCGCTGCGCGGCGAGGACGGCTGGAAGCAGCCGCTGTGGACGAACAAGCCCTCGGCGCGCGAATATTCCAACCGCGGCAAGGCGCGGCGCAAGGGGCCGAAGACCTTCCCGGTCGGCACCTGGACCGGCAAGCGGCGCTTCTACGGCGCGCTGGCGGTGAAGAAGCCGGACGACGTGCTCGACTATCCGCCGAGCTACCAGCATTTCGGGCAGGACTGGGTCGAGGACGATTTCCGCCAGCTCCTGTCGGAAGTCTTCGCCGTCCAGCGCAACCGCAAGACCGGCAAGGTCACGCAGGGCTGGCACCAGGTTGAGAGCGACAACCATCTGCTCGACTGCACGGTCTACGGCTACGCGCTGGCCGAGAAGCTCGGCCTCTCGACCAAGTCGCCGGCCGAGTGGGAGTGGCTCGAGCGCAAATGGCCGCGCCAGGCGCGCGAGCAGCGCACGCTGTTCGACGCGCCGCACCTGCCGGACGACGCGCCGGCCGCGGCTGCGATCGGATCGACTCCGCCGCCGCAACCGAACGGCGTTCGGCCGCCGCCTCTCGTGATCGACATCGGCTAGGAGCTGCTCAATGGCCACCACCGATCAGCTGACCGCCTGGCTGGCCGAGGCCGAGACGGCGCGCCACCAGATCGCGATCGGCGGCAACCCGCAGAGCGTGTCGAGCCCCTCGGGCAGCTCCGTCACCTACAGCGCGACGACCCTGCCGCAGCTCGACGCCTACATCCTGTCGCTGAAGCGCCAGCTCGGCCTGCCGACCGGCTTCCGGCCGCTGTCGTTCCAGGTCGGAGGCCACTGACCGTGCCCGACTCCTTGCCCGCGCTCGTCTCTCCGCCGCTCGTTCAGGCCGACGGCTCGCCGTTCGCGCGCATCACCGATCGCCGCGCGTCGCCGATGGCCGGCCCCTGGCAGACGCTCAACATGCCGTTCCGCGGCGCCGACCCGGTGAGCCAGGAGCTGGGCGGCTGGACGCCGTCGCTGACCTCGCCGGCGGCCGAGCTGTGGGGCCAGCGCGACCCGCTGGTCGCACGTGCGCAGGACATCGAGCGCAACAACGGCTTCGCGTCCGGCATCCGCCAGACGCTGCTCGACAACGTCATCGGCTCGAGCTGGCGCCTGGTCGCGCTGCCGAACTGGAAGGCGCTCGGCCTGAAGTTCAAGGACGTCGCGGCCTGGTCGCGGCTCACCAACGCCAAGTGGCGCGCCTATGCCGACGATCCCGGCTGCTGGATCGACGCGACGCGCCGCCAGCGCTTCATCGGGCAGATGCGCACGCAATTTACGACGTGGGTCCTGGCGGGCGAGCATTGCTCGGTCATGCGCTGGATTCCCGAGCGCGTCCGGCCGGGCCGCGCCCGCTACGCGACCGCCGTGCAGCTGATCGATCCGGACCGGCTCAGCAATCCCTATGGCGAGGCGGAGATGCCGACCCTGCGCCAGGGCGTGCATCTCGGAGCCTACGGCGAGCCGCTGGGCTATCATTTTCGCGACGCCCATCCGGCCGACTGGCCGAACGCCATGGCGACCGCGACCTGGACCTACGTGCCGCGCGAAACGCCGTGGGGGCGCCCGTGGGTGATCCACGGTTTCGAATCGCCGCGCGCAGACCAGGTGCGTGGCCGGCCGCCGATGGCCTCGATCATCGAGGCGCTGCGCCTGCAGGACGTCTACGAGCGCGGCGAGGCCGCCAGCACGATCCTGAACACGCTGTTCGCCGCCACGATCGAGACCGAGTTCGGCGCCGATCCGGAGATGGCCGACGCGATCTTCGGTAAGGACCCGACGTCGGGGGCGATGCTGCCGCCCAATATCGACATGCGCCTGCGCGGCTCGAAGGTCGCCGTCCTGCCGCCTGGCGTGCGGCTGAAGTTCAACGCGCCGGCGCGTCCCGCCGCCGCGCAGTTCGCCGAATTCGAGGCCTCGGTGCTGCGCCGCATCGCCGCCGGCGTCGGCCTCAGCTACGAGCAGGTGAGCCGCGACTACTCGCGCACCAACTATTCGAGCGCGCGCGCGGCGCTCCTGGAATCGTGGAAGTTCCTGACCGGCCGCAGCGAGTTCATGGCGACCAGCTTCGCCGATCACGTCTATGCCTGCTGGCTCGAGGAGGCGATCAACCGCGGCGAGATCAAGCTGCCGGACGGATTCTCGATCCGCGACTTCTACGACATGAAGTCGGAATGGATTGCCTGCCGCTGGATCGGGCCCGGCCGCGGCTGGATCGATCCGGTGAAGGAAGTGCAGTCGTCGGTGATGAAGATCGACGCCGGTCTCTCGACCCTGTCCGCCGAGTCGGCCGAGCAGGGCAAGGACTGGGAAGACAACGCCGAGGAACGCGCCTTCGAGCTCGAGATGCTGAAGGAAATGGGCCTCGAGAACGTCTCGTCCAACGTCTACCTGGCCGACGGCAAGTCGATCGCAAAAGACGACCAGCCGCCGCAGAACGATCCTCAACAGGGCAGCCAGCCTGCCGGAGCCGCGTGATGCACTACGCCCACATCGCCGCCCGTGCCTTCGATCGGCCGCTGCTGCTGCATCCGCGCAGCGGACAGGTGTTCCTGACAGCGCTGGCCCGGCAGATCGCCGTGTCGCCGCTCGACCGGCGCCTGGGCGAGGACTCCGATTACCACGACGGCGGCCCGCCGCCCGATCGCATGGCGTCCTTGCCGCTCGGCATCGCGCGCTGGGATCGCGACAAGGCCTTCCCGCTGGTGAAGAACGTGGCGGTGCTCGAGGTCGACGGCACCCTCGTGAACAAGAACGGATCGCTCGGTCCCGATTGCGGCATGACCGGCTACGACGGGCTCCGCACCCAGCTGATGGCAGCGCTGCAGGATCCCGAGGTCGGCGCGATCGCGCTCTACATCGACTCGCCCGGTGGCGAGGTGGCGGGCTGTTTCGATCTCGCGGAACTCATCCTGGGCGCCCGTGCCCTGAAGCCGATCTGGGCGATCGTCGACGGCCTCGCGGCCTCGGCCGCCTACGCGCTCGCCTCGTGCTGCACGAAGATCACCTGTTCGTCGGTCGGCATGCTGGGCTCGATCGGCGTCATCGTCGCCCACACCGACCTGTCGAAGATGCTCGACAAGGAAGGCGTGAAGGTCACGCTGATCTACGCCGGCAAGCATAAGGCCGACGGCAACTCCTTCAATCCGCTGGCACCGGAGACCGAGGCGACCTTCCAGGCCGAGATCGACTCGCTCTGGGATCAGTTCGCGGATCTGGTCGCGCGCGGCCGCAAGACGTCGCCAGCCGCCGTGAAGAAGCTCGAGGCCCAGACCTTCCTCGCCCCCGCGGCGCTGAAGCTGAAGCTCTGCGACGTCGTGCAGTCGCCCGCCGAGGCGCTCGCCGAGCTCATCGAAACCGTCGCCTAACCCTTCGTACCAAGGAGCCTCCCATGTCCCGTGTCAGCCGCACTCTCACCTTCATCGGTCTCGGCAAGCCCGCTGCCGCGGAGGAGACTGAGGAAGAAAAGAAGAAGCGCCTCGCCAAGGAAGCCGCCGAGCGTGGCGACGAAGACGAAGACGAGGACGACGAAGACGAAGACGACGACGAAGACGACGAGGACGAGACCAAGGCCGAGTCCGACGACGCCCGGAAAGCGGTCCGCCAGCGCAACGCGCTGCGCGCCGCCGGCCATCGCCGCGGCGTCGCGGCCGAGCGTGCGCGCCTGGCCGCGATCACCAACGACCTCGCGCCCGGCAAGGTCGAGATGGCGCTGCACCTGGCCATCAACACCAGCCAGTCGGCCGCCGAGGCGCGCGCCACGCTCGACAAGATGCCGGCGGCCGCGGCCGCGGCGACGCCGTTCATGGCGACCATGGACCGCATCAACGATCTGGTGCCGCAGCCGGGTCCCGGCGGCAGCGCCGACGCCAAGGGGCCGAGCTTGTCGGCCAACATGGCGAAGCTGCTGAAGCTGACGCCATAAGCCGCCGCCCGTCTCGCTGCAGGCCGCCCGAACGGCGTTCGGCCGCCTCATCGTTCAACCCGGAGACTGACCCATGACGACGCTGACCGAAAAGAGCTACCAGGCCGACCTCATCAAGGAAGAGCCCTTCCGCCAGATCTCGCGCTCGCTCGGCACGATCTCGAGCGCCATCCCGGCGATCGTGCCGCGCTTCACGGTGCTGGGCACCGTGACCGCCTCGGGCAAATACATGCCCTACGATCCGACCGCCAACACCGGCATCCAGGTCGCCTCCGGCATCCTGCTGCACGATCCGAACGGCGGCGACGCCAACGCGGCCGCCGCCGACGTGCCGAACTGCGTGATCCTGGCGCGCGGGCCCGCCGTGGTCGACACCGCGTTCCTGCAATGGGGCGCCAACGTCACGACCCAGGCGCAGAAGAACGCCGCCTACGCCGCGCTCGCGGCCATGCTGCTGGTGACGGCGCCCCCGGCCTAGCCACGTCACGGTCGCGAGAGCGGCCGCACCGGGGAGACGATCCCCATCCTCTCCCCCAACTGCCCGTTCCGAAGGAGCTTCTCATGGAAGGCAACACGATTCTCGACATCTTCAACTCGAACGCCTTCTCGGTGACCGAGCTGTCCAAGTCCATCGACCTCGTGCCGATCAAGTGGGGCCGGCTGGGCGAGCTGCAGATCTTCCCCGACCGGCCGGTCCAGACGACCACGATCGCGGTCGAGTTCCGGAACAACCAGCTCTACGTTCTGCCGACCAAGCTGCGCGGCGCGCCGGCGACGGCGGGCGGCGTCGGTCGCCGCTCCGCGCTGAACTTCAGCATGACCCACATCCCGCACGAGGACGCGGTCACGACCGACGAGATCCAGAACATCCGCGGCTTCGGCCTGCCGGTGCAGATGGAGACGGCGATGAACGTCGTCAACCGCAAGCTGCTGACGATGCGCAACAAGCACGACATCACGGTCGAGCACCTGCGCGCCGGCGCCCTGCAGGGCATCATCTACGACTCCGACGGCGCGACGGTGATCAACAACCTGTTCACCACCTTCGGCGTCACCCGTCCGCAGATGTACTTCGACTGGGTGAACAACAGCTACAACGTCGTCCATCTCTGCAACCAGCTGAAGCGCTGGATGCAGGACAAGCTGATGGGCGACGTCTTCACCGGCATCCGCGCCTTCTGCGCGCCGGACTTCTTCGACAACATGCTGCAGAACCCCACGGTGCTGAAGGCCTACCAGCTCTACACCGCGCGCATGGAGCTGAACCCGATCTCCGACGACCTCACCATGACGATGCAGAACCGGGCCTTCCCGTTCGCCGGCATCATGTGGGAGGAATACCGCGCCTATTCGGCCTACGAGGCGGCCGACGGCACGACGACGGCGATCAACTTCATTCCCGCCGGTACCTGCCAGTTCGTGCCGGTCGGCACCAGCTTCACCTTCGACACGTTCTGGGCGCCGCCGACCTTCCTCGAGGGGGTCAACACGCCCGGCCAGCGCTTTTACGCCAAGATGGCGCCCGAGAAGTTCAACCGCCGCTGGGACATCTACACCGAGTCCAACCCGCTGCCGCTCTGCCAGAAGCCGCTCGTCCTGGTCCAGGGCAACACCGGCACCGGCGCCGGCACGGCGAACCTCACCTGACCGGACGGACGTTCACAGTGCAGCCCGAACGGCGTTCGTCGGGCGGGCTGCATCGGTGAACGCCCGTTACAAAGGAGTCGACGATGAAGACGGTGAAGTTCTCGAGCGAATTCAGTTTCAAGCTCAGCGATCGCGTGACCAAGACCTGGCCGGCCGGCTGGCCGTTCGACATGGACGGCCGCGAAGTCCCGACGCCGGTGGCCCATGCCGCGCGCCGCGCCGGTGCCTGCGTCTTCGCGGGTGAGGACGCGGAGAAGAGCGAGGCCGAGTTCCAGCAGCTCGAGGCCGAGCGCAAGGCCAAGGAAGAGGCCCAAGCCGCGGTCGAGATCCCCGACGACTGGAAGAGCTTCAACGCCGCCGACACGGTCGAGCTCGCCAAGAAGCTCGGCGCCGGCGACGATGTCGCCACCAAGGCCCAGGCCGCCGACTTCATCGCGGCCGAAATCGCCAAGCGCGGCGCGCTGCTCTAGGCCGGCCTCATGCCGAACTGGCCCGCTCTGCTCGACCAGCTCGACGAAGTCGTCGTGTCGACCTTCGACCAGGGCGGCGTGCAGTTCCAGAAGATGGTCAACGGCGCGCCGTCGGGCGCCGGGGTCGCCATTACCTGCGAGTTCAACGCCGCGGCGGTCGATCAGCAGATCGCCGACGGTGTCGTCTCCACGATCAGCCGCCCCACGGCCTGGATCCACTTCGCCGACTTCCCCGCCGGCGTGACGCCGGAGCAGGGCGACCGGCTCGTCCTGACGACCGGCCTGCACGTCGGCACCTGGGCGATCGACGATGTCGCGCCGAACGGCGACAACACCGGCGCCACCGTGAGGCTCCGCAAGGCCAGCCGGTAAGGCGGGGGACGCATGACGGACGTGCCGCAGACCCTCTGGGCCGACACGCTGCGCCTGCAGGTCCTGTCCCGCCTGCGCGCCGCGATCGCGGTGGCGGCGGCCGGCACGCCGCTGGCGGGCGTCTATATCCCGCCGTCGCGCTTCTACACGCCGCAACTGCGGCTGTGGCCCGAGCTGGTCGTGCGCACGCGCGCACAGAAGGGCCGCAACGTCGACGAATCGCCGGCGACCTTCACCCAGGCAGCGACGCTCGAGATCGTCGGTGCCTGCGCGGCGGGCCGCGAGGAGCAGCCGCCGATCGGCGCGCTCGACCTCGACACGCAGGCCGGCCAGCTCGTGCAGGCCTGCTTCGAGCTGCTGCTGGGCGACACGACCTTTCTCGCCTTCGTGAGTTCGATCGGCGACATCGATGTCGACTTCTTCGACGGCGACACCGGCGGCGACGGCAAGGAGCTCGACGTCGTGGCCTTCGTCGCGACCCTGTCGCTCACCCTGAAGCACGAGATCTTCACGGCCCGCGCCCCGGCCGATGCGGCCGATTTCACGACCCTGACCACGGTCGCCCAGCTCGGCGTCGCGCCGGGCAGCAATCCGCCGGCACAGCACAGTGTCGGCGACGAAACCGAAAATTAGGAGAAGTCCATGGTCGCTCCCGACCCCGCGCGCGTGTGGTTCAAGCCCGTGCCGCCGCATCGCCTGATCGATCCCGTGACCCGGCGCGAGATCCCGCCGGCCGGCAAATGGGTGCCGCGCGACGATCCCTACTGGATGCGCCTCGGTCCCAAGCCGGTGGGCGACGGCGGCGGCGAATTCTTCGACGTGCCGCCGGCCGGCGCCGAGGCCGCCGCGACGAAGTGGGAAGCCGACCGCGCGCGGCCGCCCGAGGCCGCCGCCGCGGCGCCGGCTCCCGAAGAGAAGACGCCGGCCGCCGCGCCAGGCGCTCCCGCCGCCGAGCACGAATAGACCTGAGCTTCCCCCGAGGAGATCGCCGCGATGACCGTCCCCTTCAATCGCATCCCGTCGAACATTCGCGCGCCCGGCTTCTTCGCCGAGATCGACGCGTCGAAGGCCAACGGCGTCAACGATCCCGGCACCATCCTGGTGATGGGCCCGATGCTGGCCTCCGGCACGGCCGCCGCCGGCGTGCCGGTGCCGGTGGCGAGCAAGGACGACGCGCGGGCCAAGGCCGGCGTCGGCTCGATCCTGGCCAAGATGATCGCCAAGATCTTCGATGCCGCGCCGCTGTCGCTGGTCTGGATGGTGCCGATCGCCGACGCCGCCGGCAGCACCCCCGCGACCGGCACCCTGACGGTCACCGCCGCGCCGACCGCACCCGGCGTCATCCCCCTTTATGTCGCCGGCGTCTCCGTGCCGGTGCCGGTCAACGGCACCGAGACGGTCACGACCTGCGCCGCCGAGATCGTGGCCGCGGTCAACGCCCTCAGCAACCTGCCGGTCACCGCCGCCAACGTGAACGGTATCGTCACCTTTACCGCCCGCAATAAGGGCACGCTGGGCAACGCGATCGACCTGCGCTTCGCCTGGCTGGGCGCAATCGGCGGCGAGACGCTGCCGACCTCGTTCGCGGCCACGATCGTCGCCATGGCGGGCGGTGCGACCGATCCCACGGTGACGGCCGCCTTCGCGGCGCTGGGCGACCAGCTCTTCGACTATATCGTCCAGCCCTGGACCGATGCCGGCAATCTCAACGCCTGCCAGGCCGCGATGGGCTTCACCGGCGGCCGCTGGTCGTGGAACCGCATGGTGTGGGGCATGGTCTTCACCGCCTATAGCGGCACCCTCAGCCAGGCGCAGACCCTGGGCCTGACCCGCAACGATCCCTTCACCTCTATCCTGCCGGTCGATCCGGCCTCGCCGACTCCGATCTGGGAGTGGCTGGCCTCGGCGATCGCCGTCACGGCGGTGGCGCTGGGCGACGATCCGGCGCGGCCGATCCAGGGCATCGAGATCCCCAACGTCCTGTCGCCGCCGCCCGGCACTGGCCGCGTCACCCTGGCCGGCCGCAACACGCTTCTATATTCCGGCATGAGCTGCTTCGAGGTCGGCGACGACGGGGTGAGCCGCATCAGCCGCCTGGTCTCGACCTACCAGACCAACCAGTTCGGGCAGAACGACATCGCCTACCTGTCGGTCGAGAAGAATTTCACCCTGATGGCGTCGCTGCGCGACCTGCGCACCCAGTACAATGCCGACTTCCCGCGCTTCAAGCTGGCGCACGACGGCACGCGCGCCGGTCTCGCCAAGCAGGTGGTGACGCCGTCGCTGCTCTACGCCTGGCTGGTCGCTCGCATGCGCTGGCAGGAAGAGGAGATGGGCTGGCTCGACGATGTCGACGCCATGATCCCGAACATCGACGTCGAGATCAACGCGCAGAACCCCGACCGCGCCGACATGATCTTCCCGCCGCCGCTGATCGGCCAGCTGCGAGACCTCGCCGTTCTGGCGCAGTTCCGGGTGAACAACAGCTGAACCGAACGCCGTTCGGTTCAGCGCGGCGGGCGGCAGCGCCTGCAGCGTAGCGAAGGCGCGAGAGCCCACACCTTAGTCACGAGGTAAGGATCATGTCCGGCCAGCTTCCCATCGGCGGCACCGCCGTCGTCCGCTTCAACGGCAACGTCATGAAATTCGTGGGCGACATGACCCACAATTTCCAGGAGTTCAAGAAGAAGAAGAAAGCCGGTCGCGACGGCACGATCCACGGCTTCACGGTCGAGCCCAGCGTGCCCATGATCAAGGGCAAGTTCACCCACGACGGCACCTACACCACGGCCGACTACGAGGCGATCGTCGATGCGCTGGTGACGGCGACCCTGGGCGACGGCCGCGTGCTCACCCTGCGCGGCGCCGTCGTCTCCGGCGACATCGAGATCAACGTCGACGAGGCCGAGGTCGAGCTCACCTTCGAAGGCGATGCCGGCGAAGAACTGCCGGCGCCGGGCGGTGCGTGATGGCAAAACCGCTCAACCAGCGCGACAAGGAATTCAGGATCCCGGCCGAGATCGTCGTCGATCTCAAGGTGCCGCTGCGCCGCCAGGCCACCGACGCGCCGCTCGAGAAGTTGCGCTTCCATCCGCCCACGGTCGGCGAGATGGTGAAGATGCAGAAAATCTCCGAAAAGTCCGGCGCGTCGGAAGGCACGGTCGAGCTGATGGTGCTGCTGAGCGAGGACCGGCTGACCGACACCGACATCCGCAATCTCAACTTCGTCGACTTCCTGCTCTGCCAGGAGGAACTCGAGCCTTTTTTCGCGCTCTCGCCGCCTTCGGCGGCGAGCGACGGCTGAGCCGGGCCGTCCACGACCTGGCGTTTTCATGGCGCTGCCTTCCGGCCGACGTCTGGGAGTGCCGTCTCGACCGCTTCGTCGACTGGATCGACAACGCCAACCGCATCAATCGGCGTCTCGCGACGGACTGACGGGGAGCGAACATGGTCGCCTATACCGTCTCGACCCGCATCGTCGGCCAGGACCTCGCTTCGGAGGCCTTCCGCAAGGTCAGCGCCGCGGCGAAGGCTGCGTTCCGGCCGATCGACGCCTTCAAGGCGGCGGTCCAGAGCCCCGAGCATCACAAGATCGGCCGCATCGGCGTCGCCTTCGACAATGTCGCCGCCAAGGCGCGCGGTGGCCTCAGCTCGCTGACGGGCTGGCTGCCGGCGTTGGGCGCGATCGGCTCGGCCCTGACGGTGGGCGGCCTGATCGAGATGACGCGGCACGCCGCCGAGGGTTTCGAGGGCCTGTCGCTCGCCGCCCAGAAGCTCGGCATGTCGACCGGCGACCTCTCGGTCTATCGCTTCGCCGCCAAGCTGGCCGGCGTCGAGTCCGAGCAGCTCGAGAAGGGTCTGCTGAAGCTCAACCGCGCCATGTACGACGCGGCGACGGGCAAGAACAAGGATGTGGCGGCGCTGTTCGCGCGCATGAAGATCCCGCTGCGCGACGGCGCGGGCGCGGTGAAGAACGCCGGCACGTCGCTCGAGGACATCGCCGACGCCTTCAAGCACACCGGCAACGAATCAACCCGCGTCGCCATGGCGATGGCCCTGTTCGGCCGCTCCGGCGCCGACCTGCTGCCGTTCCTGATGAAAGGCAAGGAAGGCATTTCCGAGCTGCGCGCGGAAATGAAGAAGTATTCCGGCCTGAGCGACCAGAATCGCGAGGATCTCGGGCACCTGGCGGAGAGTTACAAGCGGCTCGACAAAGCGGGCAGCGGCCTGTCGTCGAAGCTCTCGGCCGTGTTCGCGCCGACGCTCGGCCGCATCGTCGATCGCACGACCGACTGGATCGTCGCCAATCGCGACCTGATCGCCCAGAATCTCGAGCGCAAGCTCGACGCGCTGGGCCGGGTCGCGCAGTCGGTGGGCGACGGCTTCGACAAGATCGCCCAGACGCCGTTCGGCCGCTGGCTGGGCGAGAACGTGAAGTCGTCGGACCTGCTGAACGCCGGCATGATCGTGCTGGGCGCCACCATGATCGGCCCCGTCGTGACCGGCCTGTCGATGGCGACCGGCGCGGTGCTGCGCATGAACGCGGCGGTGCTGGCCAATCCGTTCATCCTGAGCGCGGCGCTGATCGGCGCCACTGCGCTCGAGATCGTGCGGCATTGGGACGAGGTGACAGCGGCCTTCTCGAACGCCTGGGAGAAGGCGGGCATCCTGGGCGTCGCCTTCGAGGCGATCAACGTGCCGGTCAACGCGCTCTTCATGGCGATCAACGATCTCTCGAAGGCGCTGTTCGGTCTCGATCTCGAGAAGATCGGCGCCGACGTCGAGAAATACCTGACCGCGAAGTTCGAGAAGCTGATCGGCTACCTGAAGGATGCTTTCGACTGGCTGAAGAAGCTGGGCGGCGTCAGCTGGAGTGGCGTCAAGGAGTTCGCCGGCAAGGTGGCGTCGGCCGGCATGGACACGTCGGGCCTCGAATCCGCCATCGCCGCCGCCGGGCCGCCTGGACCCGTCGCGCCGCAGCCGCCGTCGCCCGATTCGGCGATCGCCGCGCGCGCCGCGCCGGCGCAGGCGGAGGTCCAGGTCAAGGTCGACTTCGGCAACGTGCCGCAGGGCACGTCCACCGACGTCAAGACGTCGGGCACGGCCAAGGTCGACACTGCGGTCGGCCGATCGATGCACGACAGCTACGGGGCCTGACAGGAGCGCCGTCATGGCTTTTAACCCTCTGACGGCGCTCGACGGTTCCTTCCTCGGCATTCCCTTTCACCTGTCCCGCGAATCGGGCGAGGGCGGCCGCCGCGGGCCGTTGCACGAATATCCCGATCGCGACATTCCCTATTTCGAGGATCTCGGGCGCAAGGCCAAGAGCTGGGACCTCGAGATCTACTTCATCGGCCCGACCGCCGACGTGCTGGGACCGGCCTTCGACGCCCTGCTGCAGCGCGGCCTGCCCGGCACCCTGATCCTGCCGGGCCTGCGGCGCGAGCGCGTCGTCGCGCGCTCGTGGCGCTACCAGAAAGAGGTCGACGAGGGCAACTGGGTCGCCTTCCAGGTCAGTTTCGTCGAGGCCGGTCGCAACGCCCTGCCGGCCTCGGTCGCGAGCTGGCCCGACCTGCTGGTCTCGGCCGCGCTCGACGCCCGAACGGCGTTCGGGACCGCGATCGGCAACGCCCTGTCGCTGGGCGGCTTCGGCGCCGACGCGCTGCTCGGCATCGGCCTGCAGGCGGCCGGCCTGGCCCTCGCCCTCGACGCGGTGGCCGGCATCGCGGCCGGCCGCACGCCCTCGAGCGCGCTCGCCGCCGCGTCCGGCCTGACCGGCGGCTTCGCCGCCAGCTGGGGCCCGTCAGGCCCGTCGGTGTCGGCGGCGACGTTCGATGCGGCTGCCCTCGGCCTCGCCGCCACGGCCCTGGTCGGCAGCTGGGCCGACGCGCTGCTCGGGCCGGCGCCGGTCGACGACTCGGCGCGGGCGCGCACTGTCAACACGCTGTTCGGCTTCTACCGACAGGCCGGCGATCCACTGTGGTATTTGCCGGCCGGCCTAACGGCGCTGCAGGCCCAAAACATCGCCAACCAGTCGGCGCTGGTCCAGGGCGCGCGCCGCGCCGCGCTCGCCGAGGCGGCGCGGCTGGCGGCCTCGCTCGCCTTCGCCAGCTACGACGACGCGGCGGCGCTGCGCGCCCGCTTCGCCGACGCATTCGACGCCGAGATCTCGCTGTCGACCGACACCGACGGCCGCGCCGCGCTGGTCGCGCTGAGCGGCGCCACCATCCAGGCGCTGACCGCGGCCGGCGCCAGCAAGGCCAAGCTGGTGCCCTATACCGTGCAGCGCCCGCGCTCGGCGCGCGCCCTGGCGCAGCTCTTCTATCCCGACGACGACGACGTCTCGGCCCGCGCCACCGAACTCGCGGCGCGCAACGACGCGATCCATCCGGCTTTCATGCCGGCGATGGGGGAGAGGCTGAGTTCCTAGCGGGCTTGGCCCGCTAGGAACGGCGAGCGGCAGCGTCTGCAGGAGCGCAGCGACGAAGACGCGAGAGCTCGCGCGGAGCAGAAAGGTCAAGAACCTCATGGCTGCCCGCGATTCGACCCTCACCATCACGGTCGGCGGCCAGAAATTCGGCGGCTGGCTGTCGGCGCGGGTCAGCCGCGGCATCGAGCGCGCCGCCGGCGACTTCGAGATCGCCTGCACGCAGCGCTGGCCGGGCCAGGATGCGCGCTTCGAAATCCCGGAAGGGGCGTCCTGCACGGTGGCGATCGGCGCCGACAAGGTGCTGACCGGCTATGTCGACGCGGTCGAGATTCGGCGCGACGCGGAGAGCTCGACCTGCACGATCTCGGGCCGCAGCAAGACGGCCGACCTGGTCGACTGCTCGCCCGATTACACCGAGGCCGAGCTGGCGGGGCAGGACCTTGTGTCGATCGCGACCAAGGTCGCGGCGCCCTTCGGCGTCACGGTGAAGGCGCCGGATGGCGGCGGCGCGACCTTTCCGGTCGCGGCGGCGCATCACGGCGAGACCGCCTGGAAACTGATCGAGCGCCTCGCGCGGCAGCGCAAGCTGCTGGTGCTGGACGATGCCGACGGCAATCTGGTGCTGGCGCAGCTCGCGGCGACGGCGAGCCACGACGCGCTGGTCCATCCGTCCGACGGGCTGCTGTCGATCGGCACCAAGCGCGACTCCTCGAAGCGCTTCTCGCTCTACACGGTGAAGGCGCAGGCCGGCATCCGCTGGGCCGGCGCCGGCGGCGGCCCCGACCGGCAGACCTCGGAGAGCCTGGCGCTGGTCAGCGGCCAGTTCGCCGATCCGGGCGTGACGCGGTATCGCCCGCGCACGATCGAGAACGAGGGCGCCGCCAAAAAAGAAGGCGCGCTGGCTCGCGCCGAGTGGGAGTGCCGCCGCAACATCGGCCAGGCGCTGCGTATCACCGCGTCCCGCGTCGGCTGGCGCCAGTCGAACGGCGATCTGTGGCTGCCGAACCTGCTCGTGCCGGTGCGCATCCCCGCCGCCAATGTCGACGCCCGGCTCGCCCTCTCCGAGGTGCATTGGCGCAAGGACGAGGGCGGCACGATCGTCGAGCTCGAGCTGGCGCCGCCCGAGGCCTTCACGCCTGAGCCCGAGGAAACCGCCGCCCCGACCGGCGAGGGAGCGAGATGGAACGATGTTTTGCAAGAATAGGCTCCGCCTATTCTTGCAAAGGCCGGCGTCTCATCATCACCGGCACGCTTCAGAACAGATAAGGATCACTCCGCCATGAGCGACGTGCTGAACCGTCTGCTGGCGCGCGGCGTGATCACCCGCACGAGCTGGGAGGCCGGCATGGCGCTGGTCCAGGCCCGCTTCGGCGACACCGAGATCCGCACGGTCGAGCTCCCGCAGCCCTACGGCTTCGGCTCGCTGCCGATGCCCGGCGCGGCGGAAGTGTTCGCGGGCTTCGCCAAGGGCGATCGCAGCGCTGGCGTGGCGCTGGCCTACGACGATCGCGAAAACCGGCCGGTCTTCATCACCTCGGGCGAGGTCCTGGCCTATGGGCCGAACTGGCAGGACGCGTTCAAGCACTGGATTCATTTCACCAACCAGCCGAAGCCGGGGACGATCAAGGTCAAGGCCGCGCGCGTCGAGTTCCGCTACGGCGACTACTACTCGCTGTGGGACAGCGACCCGGCGATCGGCGTGAAGGCCGGCACCTACCCGCACGCCGCCGAGCTGCCGCTCAATCCGCCCTGAAGGGGCCGTCCTGAAGGGGCCGCCATGAAGATGGTGTTCGATGCGGTGCGCGGCGGCTGCGACTTCGCGCTCACGCCGTCCGGCGGTTTCGACGGCGGCTATGCCGACGGCGGCGCGCTCGAGGCGGCGGTGCTGGTCTCGCTGTTCACCGACGTGCTGGCCGAAGCCGACGAGATGACCGACCCGCTGCTCGGGCCAGACCGCCGCGGCTGGTGGAGCGATTCGGGCCTGCCGGCCGACCAGCGCATGGGCAGCAAGATCTGGTTGCGCCGTCGCGACACGCGGACGGAGGCCAATCGCCTGCTGCTGCAGCGCGCCGCCGAGGACGCCCTGCAGTGGCTGATCGACGACGGCATCGCCGCCGCCGTCGAGGTGACCGCGGTGTTCTCTGCCCGCAATCCCGACTGGGTCGGGCTGCAGGTGGCGGTGACCGAGCCGAACGGCGTTCGGCGCGACTGGCGGACCGATTTCGTCTGGGGCGGCCTGGCCGGGTGACGACAAAGGCGGAGCAGGAAAGTCATGCCGTTCTCGCGCCCCAGCTTCGCCGACCTGCTGCAGCGCATCGGCGCGGCCCTGGTGGCCCGCTTCCCCGGCGCCGATGTCGGCCTGCGGCAGACTCCGGAGCGGGCGCTGGTCGCCATGATGGCGGCCGGCAGCGACGAGCATCTCTCCTATCTCGACTGGCAGAGCCGCCAGCTCTTTCCCTTCTCGGCCGACACCGACTATCTCGAAGCCTGGTCGGGCTGGCGCGGCATCCGTCGCAAGGGCGCGACCGGCGGCACGGGCGCGATCGCCTTCGCCAACGGCTCGCCGGGCTACGCGGCCGAGGCCGGCACGCTGCTGCAGACGCAGGACGGCTCGATCCAGGTCGAGCTGACGGTCGACGTGGCGATCGACAATACCGGCGCCTGCATCGCTCCGGCCAATGCCGTGATCCCGATCACGGCAACCGTGGGCTCGAACACGAACATCGGCGCCGGTGTCGTGCTGACCTTCGTCACGACGCCGCCGGGATTTCCCGACCAGGGCACCGTCTCGACGGCCTTCGCCGGCGGCGACGACGCCGAGACCGACGACGAGCTGCGACTGCGGGCGCAGCGCGCCTATGCGCAGCCCTCGTTCGGCGGCAACCTGAACGACTGGCTGAACGCGGCCCTCGCGGTGCCGGGCGTCAGCCGCTGCTTCGCCTCGTCCGCCTCGCCGACCCCCGGCGCCGTGACCCTGTGGCCGCTGTTCGACGGCGTGCGCGCCAACGGACTGCCGGCCGGCACCGACGCCTGGCTGCGGCCGGGCACCGCGCCGTCCTCCGGCACCGGCGGCGCCGGCGACCAGCTCATGGTCCTGAACGCGGTGTTGGCGACGCGGCCGGTCTGTGCCGCGCTCTGGGTCAAGGCGCTGACGGCCCAGCCGATCGCGCTCACGATCGCCAACCTCGTCGTGCGCGGCGATCCCGCCACGGTGAAGGCCGCGATCCTCGCCAGCCTGCAGGCGATGCTGCTCGCCAAGTTCACCGCGCTCTGCACGACGATCCAGCGGGCCTGGATCGAGACCGCGATCCAGCAGGCGACCGGCGTCGTGGCGTTCGATCTCACCGTGCCGGCCGGCGATGTCGCCGTCGCCGCCGGCAACCTGCCGGTGATCGGTGTCATAACCGATGCCTAAGGCGCCCAACCCGACCCTGGCGGACTGGGTCGCCACCACCTTTGATCTCCTGCCGCGCGGCATCGCCTGGCTGCGCGACGCGACCAGCAACCTCGGCGGCCTGGTCTCCACCTATGCCGGCGAGCGCCAGCTCCTGCATCAGCGCGCGCTGACCCTGCTGAACACCGAGGGCGTGCCGACGGCGGCGGTCGAGCTGCTGCCCGACTGGGAACAGGCGCTCGGCCTGCCCGATCCCTGCCGTCCGTTGCCCGGCACGCAGGCGCAGCGCTGGGCGGCGGTGGCCGACATCTTCTTCGCCGATCATCCGCCGACGCCCGCGAACATGATCGCCTGGGCGAAGTCGGCCGGCTGGAACATCACGATCCGCGAGCAGACCGATTTCGTCGCCGACATCTCGCGGGGCGACGAGGTGGTGGGCGAGAGCGACTTCACCTGGGTCGTCAGCATCCTCGACCAGGTCATCACGTATTTCATCGCCGACCGGAATGTCGGCGACGACCCGCTCTTCACCTTCCCCGACATCACGACCCTCGAATGCGTGATCCGGCGCGCCGCGCCGGCCCATACGCAGGTGTACTTCATCGTTCCCTGAGGCCTGAATGTACAAGATCGATTCCGCCGGCGCCGTTGCCGGCTTTCCCGCGCCGGCCGCCCTCGGCGCGGTCGTCGGCTGGTTTCAGCCGACCGCCGGCGGGGGCACCGGCACGATCGTCTCGGCCGACTGGCTGAACGCCGTCCAGGCCGAGCTGATCGCGATCCCGGCGGCCGCCGGCATCGCGCTCGACAAGACCAACCAGGGCCAGATCCTGGCCGCGCTGAAGGTCCTGTTCGGCACGCCGCACGGCCAGTGCCAACTGCAATTCTCCTCGAACGTCGCGCTGACGCTGGCGCCATTCAACGGGAACCTGCTGAAAGTCAACGGCAAGACCTACGCTCTCGCCGCCGGCGGCCTCGCGATCGCCAATGCCGGTATCCATCTCTCGGGTGTCGCGGCCTCGAACCTCGCGGCGTCGACCGTCTACCTGCTCTATGTGATGGACGACGGCGCGGGCAACCTGATCCCGGATTTCTGGCCGCTGGCCGGCGGTCATCTCACCGATGGCACGGCCGGCAACATCGGCGTCGAGGTGCGCAGCAACGGCGGCGCGGCCGACTCGACTCGCACGCTGGTCGGCATGGTGATGACCGACGCGGGGTCGAATTTCAGCGACTTCCTCACCCTGTCCTGGTTCAACCGGCGCATCAAGGTGCGGCGCACCAACTTCAGCGCCAGCCGCTCGACCTCGAGCACGTCGCTGGTCGAGCTCAATACCGAGATCCGCAACGCCTTCCTCTGCTGGGCCTCGGAGACCGTCGACTGGCGGATGAACGGCGGCATCGGCGGCGGCAACTCCAACGTCTATGTCGGCGCGAGCTTCGACGGCGGCGCGGCCGAGCTCGCGGTCGCCGCCACCGCCGGCCGGATCATGCCCGCCGGCACCAGCGACCTGAAGACCGGCCTAGCCGAGGGCGCGCATTACCTGACGGCGCTGGGCGCGGTCGATGCCGGCACACTGACCCTGTACGCGCCGCCGGCGGTCTATAGCGGCGGCACGCCGGGCTACACGCCGTTCGAATTGTCCGTCGCGGTGAGGGGCTGAAAATGGCCAAGGCAATCGGTCCCAATTTCGTCAACGAGCTCAAGGCGGCCGGCGTGCTGGGCCTGCCCTTCGCCTGGGGCGAGGATGGTGCGATCCAGTACGGGGCGGCGATCACGCCGGTGCAGCAGGCCGCCATCGAGGCGGTCTACGCCGCGCACGATCCGACGAAGCCCGACCCGGTCGCCGCCGCCGCCGCGCTGATCGCCGGCGGCCTCGCCGTCACCTCGGCCGCCGCGCCGGCGCTCAACGGCACCTACGGCTGCAGCCCGTCGGACGAGACCGCGATCAACGGCCTGCAGACGGCGATCGGCGTCAACCCCGCGCTCTTCCCCGGCTACTTCCGTGACAAGGCCGGCACGGCGCACGTCATGACGGCGGCGCAGTTCACCGCGCTCGCCGAGGCGATCCTGGCCTTCGTCGTCGCGGTCGACGCCGCGCTCGCCGCCGCGCTCGCCGGCGGCGCCTGGGCCGCCCCCGCCGCCGTGGCGAACCTGCCATGACGACCCGAACGGCGTTCGCTTTTCTGCGCCGCGGCCGCGCCGGCCTGCTGCTCGCGCTGCTCGGCCTCGTCTTCGGTTTCGTGCCGCTGCCCGCGGCCGCGCAACAGCTCGGCACGCCGCAGGCGCTGTCGTGCCCGATGGTGGTCAACGCCTGCGGCACCCCGGCCTTCACGCGCTCGGCGCTGGGCACGTCGGCGCTGTTCAACGGCACGGCGCTGCCCACCACGAGCGTGCCGGCCGGCGCCGCGATCGGCGACTATTACCTCCGCACCACGACCGGCCAGCTCTACCAGAACCAGGCCGGCAGCTGGGTCGCGGTCGTCAATCTCACCGGCCCGACCGGTGCCACCGGCCCGACCGGGCCGACCGGCGCGACGGGCCCGACCGGCGCCACCGGGCCGACCGGCGCGACGGGTGCAACCGGCGCCGCCGGCACCAACGGCAACACGGTGTGGAACGGCAGCGGCGCGCCGTCGTCGGGCACCGGCGTCAACGGCGACTTCTACGTCGACACGACCGCGCACGCGATCTACGGCCCGAAGACGGCCGGCGCCTGGGGCAGCTCGACCTCGCTGATCGGGCCGACCGGCGCCACCGGGCCGACCGGCGCGACGGGCGCGACAGGGCCGGCCGGTGCGACGGGCGCGACCGGGCCCACGGGCCCGACCGGCGCCGCCGGCAGCAACGGCACGAACGGCACCAACGGCACCAACGCCTACACGACGACGTCGGCTAATTTCACGATGCCCGCCGTCTCGTCGACGGTGAGCGTGAGCGTCGCCACGACGGCGTGGATGGTAAGCGGCGAGTATCTGTACGTCGGCACCGCCGGCTACATGACGGTCTCGTCGATCACGAACGCCACGACGGTCGTGCTGACGAATGCCGGCGCCACGGGCAATGCGAGCGCGAGCTCGACGATCTCGAGCGGCGCCAGCGTGTCGCCCTCGGGAGCGCCAGGCGCGTCGGCCTCGACCACCGGCGTCACCGTCCAGATCATCACCAGCGGCACGACCTACACGGTGCCGAGCGGCGTCAAGTGGATCGAGTTCGACTTTTGCGGCGGCGGCGGCGGCAGCGGAAGTTATGGCGCGGGCGGCGATGGTGGGGCGACCAGCGTCAACTCGGTGACGGCGGCCGGCGGCAAGGGTGGCGCTGCGGCGGGGTTGGGAACGAGCGCGGGCGGCCTCGGCGGTTCCGGGGGGACGGGCACGGCCAGCAGCCCCCGAGTGCGCGGCCAGAACGGCGGCACCGGCCTGTCGCTCATGGGAGGCGATGGCGCGACGACCTATGGCCGTGGCGGCGAGGGCGGCAACGGGTTCAACAACGGCGGCGGCGGCAAGGCGACCCTCGCCTCGTCTGGCGCGACCGGCGCTGCGCCCTCGGCGAATAGCTGCGCCGGCGCAGGGGGCGCCGTCTACAACCCGAGCGGCAGCACCTACAACGGCGGCGGCGGCGGCGGCGGCGGCGAGCCGGTCAAGCTGATCGTCGTCAATCCCGGTTCGACCATACCGATCGCGATCGGCCTGGGCGGCACGGCCGGCAACGACGGCGGCAGCGGCGCGCTTGGCGTCGCGGGCGCCGCGGGCGTCATCCGAGGCATCGAACACTACAGCTACTAGCGAGGTCGCGATGGATCCCGCTTCCGCCGCCGCCCTGGCCGACAAGCTCGGGACCGCGACCAGCGTGCAGATGGTGCTGGGCTGCATCGTCGGCGTGCTGTTGATGGTCTGCGTCTTCCTCGGCCGCGAGCTGCTGGCGTCGCTGAAGGAGCGGATCAAGGAAGGCACCGAGAACGGCCGCAGCGCGGCGCAGGTCGCGGCGGCGCTGCAGGCCAACGCCGATGTCCAGCGGCTCGCCGCGCTGCGGAGGTCGGCCTGATGTTCGGCCTGTTCCGCCTCAAGCGCCAGGCGGCCGCCGTCCAGGCGGCGGCGCGCGTGCAGCGCGAGGCGGTGGCCGAGGCCTGCGCCACGGCGATCTACGAATCGGAGAGGCTGGCCGACCGGCTCGAGCCCGACCGCGTGAAACTGCGTCGCGCCGGCCTGGCGACCGCGCTGCCGACGGTGATGGACGAGGCGATGGGCGACCTGCTCGACCGCATCAACGGCCTGCGCCTGCGCGCCGGCGAGACTCCGATCGAGGAAGGCTTCCTCCCGCTAGGAAAGCGCCGTGACCTACCATGACGCGATCGGGCTCTACGCCAACCTTAACCAGGTCGAGTTCTTCGCGTGGCTCGAGATCATGGTCCTCTGCGTGGTGCGGCTGGTCCACCTGCCGAGCCTGCTGAGGAAGGGCATCGTCACGATCGACGTGAAGATCGCCGACCGTCGCGCTGTGCTCGCCTGCATGATTCTGCTGGGCGCCGGCAGCGTGGCCGGCCGCTTCATCCCGACCTTCTTCGGCGTCACCGGCTGGACCGCGCTGCCCTTCGCGCTGTCGGCCGCCGCGGCGGCGCTGCGCGCCGTCGCCGTCTACCTCTACATCCGCACCATCACGCACGAGCGCGACGGCGAGCTCCTGTGGGGCGCGCTGCTTGCCGCCGCCATCGTCTTCGCCCTGCTGAGAAGAGACCCATGATCTACAGCGTGACGCGCGCCTACGCCGACCCGGAAATGACTCGGCTCGCCCAGTGGGTCGCGGCGATGATGCCGGCCTGCGAGGCGCAGGCCGCCGAGCTGATGGTCTCGACCGAGGCGATCGTGGGCCAGGCGGCCGACGAATCGGCGTGGGGCCGCGCCGCGATCGGCCACAACATCTTCGGCATCAAGGCCGACGCGCGCTGGACCGGCCCGAAGCTGCTGCAACGCACGGCCGAGCAGAACCCGGACGGCTCGGTCTATTTCGTCGACGCCTGGTTCCGCGACTATCCCAGCTTCAAGGCCTGCATCGACGATCATTTCGGTTTCCTGAAAGCCAACGCCAACTACGCCGCCGCCGGCGTCTTCACCGCGCACAGCGACCGCGGCTACTTCGAGGCGCTGCAGCGCGCCGGCTACGCCACCGCCGTGAACTACGCCGACGTGCTGATGGCCGTCACCAACTCGGTGAAGACGTTCACCGCCGCGATGACCGTCAGCACCACCGCGCCCGCGATCGGCGCTGCTCCGACATCGCCGCCGCGCCTGCTGCTGATCGGCAGCACCGGGCCCGATGTCGAGGCGCTGAAGACGGCGCTGACCACGGCGCATCTCTACAGCGGCTCGATCGACCAGACGTTCGACAAGGCCACGCGCGCCGCCGTGATCGCCTTCCAGCAACTGAAGCATCTCGGCGTCGACGGCATCGTCGGCTCCCAGACGCGGGGCGCGCTGTTCGGCGCCTGAGTTTCCGCGACCGATTCACCAAAGAGGGATCCCATGAACATCGACCAGATCAAGTCGCTTCTCACGACGCTGCTCGCCATCGCCGGCGGCTACTTCGTCGGCAACGGCACCTTCACCTCCGCCCAGTGGTCGGACCTCAGCAACCAGGTGGGCCTCGCCGTGCCGTCGCTGATCGCGATCGGCGCCGCGCTCTACAAGCTGCGCGCCCATACCGCGGCGGCCAAGATCGCCGCCGTCGACGCCATGCCCGACAAGCAGGTCGTGCCGGCGTCCGATCCCGCGCCCGCGCCCGTCGTCGCCGGCGCGCCCACGGTCCTGAAGTCGAGCCCCTTCGCGGTGCTGGCCATGGCGCTGCTGCTGCTCCCGCTGCTCGCCGCCTGCGGCACCAACGGCGCGGGCCAGCCCACCATCGCGGGCTCGCTCACCGTGCCCGGCACCGGCGTGGCCGTGGCCGACGTGGCGCAGCAGGTCAACCAGCAGTGCGCCCGGAAAGCGCCGACCGACGCGTTGCTGAACGGCATCGCGCTGGCGGCCGGCGCCGCGCCGGGCGTCTCGCTCGCCCTGATGACCGCCGAGGCGATCGGCGGGCTGGCCTGCGGCTATCTCGCCGCGACGGCGCCTACGCCGACACCCACGCCCGCTCCGACGCCTGCTCCCACACCCGCGCCGGTCGCCATCACGCCGGCCGTCGCGACACCGACCGTCACCACGACGCCACTCGTGGCGCCGGCCGCCACCACCGGCGGCTAGTCATCGTGCGATGACGTTCGATCGCGCGCTGGCGCTGCGCTGCGCCGACGTGGCGCTGGCCTGCTACGCGACGCCGCCCACGATCGAGACCGAGGACGTCCACGCGCTGCTGGTCGACGCGGCAGACCTGGCGCCCGGCCTGGTGATCGTCGGCCTCGAGGGCACCGATCCCCGCCGCGCGGTCGATCTGTGGCGCGATGCGGCGGCGCTCGCCGAGCGCGACGATCCGCTGCTCGGCCGCGTGCCGCGCTCCTTCGCGTCCGACGCCGAGCAGCTCTTCTGGCGGCTGCTGCCCCGGCTCGGGCCCGACCGGCCGTTCGCGCTCACCGGCCACAGCAAGGGCGCCAGCGAGGCGCAGCTGCTGGCCGCCATGTTCGCCCTGGCCGGTCGCGCACCGGTCTTCCTGGCGGCCTTCGAGCCGGCGGCGGTGGGCGACCTGCGCGACCTCCTCAGCGACCTGCCGTGGCTCGCGACGCGCCATGGCCGCGACCCGGTGACCTGGCTGCCGCCCGGCCGGGCGCACGCCCAGCCGCTGCTCGAGATTCCGTGGGACGGGCCGCCGCCCGCCGATCCGCTCGACTATCACGCGATGCAGGGCGTGCGGGACGCGCTCTATTGCTGGAGGGGCTCATGACGCGACCCACGACACCCGAACGCCGTTCGGTCCGTTCGCTGCTTCTCGGCCTGCTCGCGCTGCTGGTCGCCGCGCCGGCGCTGGCGCACGGCGACGCGATGTGGATCCAGGAGGGCGGCTACACGGACAAGGACGGGATCGGCTGCTGCGGCCCGCACGACTGCCATCGCGAGAAGGCGGTCGGCTTCCGTGAGTCGCCCGAGGGCATCTGGGTCGCGACCGGCGCCGGCGACGAGGTGCTGATGAAGCGCGAGCTGGTCGGCCGCGGCCTCTACCCGTCGATCGACGACGACTGGTGGATCTGCATCCGCGGCGGCGAGGTCAAGTGCGTGTTCAAGCCGACGACGGGTGGTTAAAGGCGGCCTGCGGGTCCGTCCTCGAGCTCGCCGTCTCCGGACGAGCGGGGCCGCGCTGCGTACCGCGCGGATGTTTCCTCCCAGACTGGACCCCGCCCGGCCACTCGGCCGGGCGGGGCTCTTTTTTTGCGCGCTAGTCGACCACGCCCGGCTGGCCGTCCATGGTGCAGCCCTTGGGCGCCTGGCGCAGGCGCCGGCAGGCGGTGCGCGCGGGGTTGAGCCAGGGATCCTCGGGCGTGGCGTCCTCGCCCTCGCGCCGGCGCACGTTGACGTGGAAGGCGCAGGAGGCCTGCCAGCGCGCCAGCGTCTCGCCCTGGGCCCGCACGAGGACGCGCGTGCGCCGCGTGCTGGCGCGCCAGTCGGGATGCGCCGGGTCGATCGGCACCAACTCGTAGAGCCGCAGCGGATCGAGCGCGCGGCAGGCGGTCGAGATGCGCCGGGGGATCGTCATCTGCCCCTTGCGGTAGCGGTCGACGGTCTTGATGTCGACCTGCAGATAGTCGGCCGCGCGCACCATCGACAAAGCGTGATCGGTCAGCCATTGCTCGAAGCGGATATTGTCCACGACCCGCGCCCTCCTATATGATGAGAGCGGGAAGCCGGCCCGGGTTTGGACCCCGGACCGGCCCCCTCTAGGATTTCCGGATGGTGAGTTTCAGGCTCCACCGGAAGACCCGGAGGCTTACGTGAAGCCGAAGCTTCATTTGACCTCCTTCTCTGCCAGCCGTTGCATCGGCTGACGGGTTAAATATAGGCTTCATGTCCAGAATTAGCAAGCGCTATTTCGGACATGAGGCCTATTTTTATTTAGCCTTCCAGCGCGGCTAATGGTGGTAAGCGAAAGGGAAAAGCTCGTGCTTGCCCTCGAGGTCTTTCCAGAACCACGCCCGATGGCGCGCCTCGACGTAGATCAGCATGTATTCGGCCAGGGTGCGGGCGCGCTCGATGCCACCCCAGTCGCTATGGTCCAGGTGCGGGCAGCGCGCGACGATCGTCAGGGCCGCGGCGAAGTTCGCCACGCCGTGCGAGGAGCACTCGTATCGCGATCGGCGGTAGGCCCGCACCACGTCCCGGAGGACGCCGCTCGACAGGCCCCAGACGATGGCGTGGTGCGCGAGGGCGGCCTTGCGGTAGCGGGCGTCGAGCGGATGGACGGGCTGGCGCGGATGGGCGGCCACCCAGGCTTCCCGCCACTCTGCCTGCAGCCGGCTGAATTCCTCGGCTTTCTCGGCGGTATCGAACCAGATCGTGGTGCCGCGCCAGCCTCGCGACTCGATGAAACAGCCGGCGTTGCCGGCGAGGCGGCTGGTCGCGGCGCGGGCGCATGCTTCGGTGCGCGGCCACATGGAGACGTAGACCGGGTATCGGTAGCTGAGCTCCGGCGTCGACGCCGCGCTGGCGCCGCGGTCCACCGCGGCCTCAGTCGTCGGAGGGCGGCAGCAGCTTCAGCTCGGCGACGTGCAGGGTGATGTGGTGGGCCTCGTACCAGGGCGCCATCCGCTCGTCCTCGGGTCGCCGCGCCGGTGCCGCGCCGGCGTCGAGCGGTTCGATGGACAGCGCGTCCCGCGTCTCGCCGTCGACCTGGTCGACCTCGAGCACGAGCCGGCGGCCGCCGAGCAGCTCGACGAGGTAGCCGTGCGACATGCAGTCGGTGTCGAGGAATTCCCAGGCGCGATCGACCTTGTGCACGTCGTGCAGGCCGAAGCCGTGCTCGAGCGCCGGCGTGCGCTCGAGCGCGCCGAGGAAGCGGCCGAGATCGAGCGGCATCAGCTCGCTGTAATCGCCGTCGTCGTCCTCGAGGTCGGGCTGGTGGCGGATCGTGGCGGTCATGGCGTCTCCTTCCGGCGAAGGCGACTCGTACCGACTTCGCGGCGGCCGGAAAAGAGAACAGAGTCGCTGATAGGAGTCGCTGTTGAGCGGCGGCCGGCTGTGGACGAAGAATGACCCTTCGGCCGGTCGTGCGGAGAAATGCAGACAAATCGGGTATCGGTTGCTATATCGGCGCCACGTCCCCGTAGCTCAGCCGGATAGAGCAGCGGTTTCCTAAACCGGAGGTCGGAGGTTCGAATCCTCTCGGGGACGCCAATATTTTCGAGGATTTATAGGCAAATACGCTGCCTCCTGTTTTTGGCTCATCCACCGAAGTTCATAGTGTCAACGGTTGGGCCAAAGGGCACCAAAGCATCGTAAACCACTCGCTTTATCAAAAGGCATCCTTGGATGCCCAATCTGGTGCCTGCCGTAATCTTATCGGTGCTCCATCAACCGGTCTCGGCGAGCGAATAGAAATGCCCCGAGCGCGGACAGAACATGGATATCGCGCAGGTCCCCGTCATTGAACGTCGGCCGTCGCATTGAAACTTCTGCTTTTCCAATCGGGGGCGGCGCATGTCGCTTCGGTATTGCCCACGCATGGCTTCCAGTACAAAAGCACCACGACGCTGTTGCTTAGACCGGCCGCCAAATCTTTAGGATCGACTGTCATGTTGCTGTTGACTTCGACTATGAAGCTCGGGATGCCTGGCAACGAGCCGGCGTTGGGGAGCGTAAATTTTACGCCTCCCAGGCCGTGACCCATGTAGGTCCCATTAGCGTTGAAAACGCTGACATCGGCCTGTAACTCGCCAAAGGGCGTGGATGCATTCGAGACGATGCATAGTGTCCACGTCAC